ATTTTGTATTAAAAAATTCTCTGTTGCCATTTTAATTTTTAAAAAATCAGTAACTATATTGCAAACCTTAGTTTCTTGAACTAATTTAGCTTTCTTATTTAATATACAAGTTTTACAAAGTCTTAAATCATATTGACTAATATTAGCTAATATAGGTATAGAACATTTATTTCTAATTCTTTCTGCTGTTTCTAATTTCATTCAACCTAATCATCGATTAAAGATAATAAAATTTGCACTCCAATAATTAAAAATGCAGCTAACCAAATATCTGTTTTTAAACTTTTAAAATCTATAATAATATAAAGAATACTTAACGACCCACAAGTTACTAAAATAAGCCAAGATATAATTCTTAATCTCATTATTTTATCTCATGAGGAAACGGTTTCTGCAATCTAAAATATAGTAAGCCGTTATCAGTCTCTTTTAAAGTTTCTATTTTCCATGGCAAATATCCATATTCTTTTCCATATTTATTATAATGGGATTCATTTAATTGAAAATAAGTAAAAGTTTCTTTGTTAAAAAATCTTTTTGTTTCTGGATCTTGAAAAGCAGTTTGACATCTTGCATTAGGAACATAACCTTGGAATATCCCATTAGGTTCTAATACCCTATGCACTTCATTCATTAAAAAAGTTAAGTTCTTAATCTGTTCTAATAAACCTTCACAAGTTACAAGTTTAATTGTTCCATCAAAATAAGGAAATTCATCAATCCCAAGATTTAAAATTAAATCTGCTGGCTGTTTTATATCTATATTTATAAAACCAGGTAAATGCTTCTTGCCACAGCCAAGATTTAACTTTTCAGAAAATTCAGGGAACTCACTCATTATAACCTCCAATTAAAAAATAGAACTTTTAGATTGCATTAATAGAGCTATCCCATGACCACCTGTTATTAATAAAGGTTGCCTCTCTACGATAGCAGGTATCTTAATTCTAATAGGATAAAAAATCGTTTTTGTAATTTCATCTTTTTCTTTTTTTGAAATAGCTCTTAAAATTAAACTAAAGTATCTTGAATTAATAATAGCTTCATTATTAACAAGTTTATTTAATTCTAACTTTTTTAATTCATCTTTAAAAAACTTAATTATTTCTGGATAACTTAATTTTCCTGATCCACTTAAATAAGTTTTTCCTTTTTCTTGCTTCTTTAAAATTATATTTTTAGATTTATTTACTTTAATTAAATGCATTCCGTTTTTAACATCATTAAAAATTTGATTCCATTTAATAAGAAAATATCCATTTGTCCAAATAACTTGCTCTTTATTTATAATTAAATAATTTATAATTTCAGATGAATCTTCTTTACTAATTAAATTATTATAACAGAATTTTGCTAAATCTTCTAAATCTTCAAACTTCATTTAATTTCCTATCCTTAAAAACGAATTTCTTTTAACTTCTAAAACCCTAATACTTTCAAAATAAAAAACTTTAACTTTCTTACCCCTTATAATATTATTTTTATCCTTAACAAGTTCAGTTAAATAAAAAAATTTATCTCTACACTTTTTGCTAAGTAAATTATACTCTAATTTACCTAAATAAATATATTTAGGCCACATTCCAGTTTCTTTAACATAATTACTAATTACATCCTTTATCATAGTTTCTATATTATTTTCTTGCTGCCCCATTATTTTAAATCCTTCTCTTCTGATATTTTATGAAAAAGTTCTGCTCCCTCTTTTTGCTCTTTTAAAAAAGTATCATGCCCAAAAACTTGTTCTATTGAAGCATTTCCAATATGTTCAGCAAATGAATCGGTTCTAAATCCTATTTTATAACCCATCTTTTTAGCTCTTATAAACCACTCACTATCTTGTCCATAAAACGAGAACCTCTCATCGAATTTTCCTATTAACTCCCAATCACTTTTTTTAAAGAAAAAACAAAATCCTGATATGATACATTCCCTAAATCCAAATTCTAATGGCTTGTTATAACCTTTTTGTAATGAACCACAATTTGTTGTTATTGGCCCAACTGCCCCAAGTTTATCTACTATATTAAAAGTTTCTATTAAATTATATAACCAACCTTCGTGAGTTACAAAAGCATCTGAATCTATAATTCCTAAATATTCATAAGGAGAATCAATAACAAACTGATTCCATACCTTACTCATATTTAAATCCATAGTTTCTTTTCTATTATCAAATATCTGCAAACGATAAGGATAGTTTGTATATTTAATAAAATTAGAAATTGATTTAGTTTCAATATCTAATGATTTGAACTTTAAAAATAAAATATCTACTCTATCTTGTTCTTTCATTAATCCTCCACCACCCACCAGGGCTTAATATATTTTTCTACCTTTTGTTGTAATACAAGATGGCTAATTAATACTTCTTGATTATTTTCTGATAGAACTGTTTTAATATCCCATTCTCTAATCAATTCTCTTTTTACAAGTATTTCTTTCATCCCAGCTCCTTTAGGAATTGGTTAACAGAAGATATAGTTAAGAATGATTTATATATATTTCTTGTTCCTTTTCTAAAATCTATTATAATAAAATACCTTACTTTTGCACTAAAGGAACCCGCAGTCTTATCTATAATAATTTTACGAAGTTTTATCTTTTTTCTCACAGCCCAAATCCTATCGTGATATTCCTTTACTTCATCTGCGGTCATAACTCCTCCTCTGTTATAACTTCTTGCCCATCTACTTTAAGCCAATGAACATCGTCTTTCTTTTTTCTTCTTTTCCATGTAGCTTTAATATTAGTCTTAATTAAAATTCTTAGAATATTTTGAAACCATCTTCCCTTTGTTTTTTCAACTGGCCAACCAAGCTTATTTCTTAATAGCATACTCCCTCCTCAACCCACCCCTCCCGTTGCACACCGGGCACGCCTTACCGTCAATAATTATTTCTTTAACCATTGATTTATTATCTTTACAATATACTTTACTTCCTTCCACAGCAAATTTGCTCTTATTGGAACATACACATATCTCTTTTCAATCCAATTCATATTTGGTAAGTTCCATCTCTTACCTCCAAAGATAGAAAATAAATCATTCCTTATATGACAAAGACTTGTCTCAATTCCATAAGCAGCCATATATTCCATAAACTCTGCTCTTTCAAAAATATATAAAGGAAATAACCAATATGAATTATGAGGATTATAAAATTCAGTAGGTAGACATTTAACATTCCCATCATAATAATTTATATTTTCAAAATAAAATTTAGCAATCTTTTTTCTTTTATTTAAATTACTAAAGAAAGTATCTAATTCACCTAAACCTATGCTTGCAGCAATATCATTCATGTGATATTTAAAACCAGATTCTTTTATATCATAAGTTAATTCTTGCTTTAAATCATCCCAGGCTTTCCAGCCCATCCCTTTCTTTGCTTCACGATCAATCCCAAACCATCTTAATCTTTTAGCCAATTTATAAGTTTCTTCATCAGGGCAACAAAGTAAACCTCCATCTCCAGTCGTTAAACTTTTAATAGCTTGAAATGAAAAACAAACAAAAGATTTAGAAGAATCCCCAATCCATTTCTCTACTATCGGAAAATAATTTTTTTCTTTTCCTTGTTTAGTTGTAATTGAATCAGAATATTGCGATCCTAAAGCTTGACAAGCATCTTCTATAATTGGAATATTATATTTTTCTGATATATTATAAATTTTATCTAAATCTAAAATAGGCATGCCGCCTAAATGAACTAACATAATTGCAGTATTATTTAATAAATGATTATTCTTCCTATAAAGTATCATACTATATAAATTATCATAATCAATATTCATAGTTTCTTTATCTATATCTATAAATTCTAAATTACAATTATTATTTATTATAACCTGATTTGTAGCTGTGCAAGTTAAAATTGGACTAAAGAATCTTAACGAACCTTTACTTTCCATATTTATAATCTTAACAGCTAAATCTAAAGCAGCAGTTCCAGAGTTTACAAGAACAGGATATTGAAAACCAAAAAGCTTTTTAAATTCATTTTCTAATTCATCAACCCTTTCAGCCTGACCAATCCAACGAGTTGACATAGTTTTATATGCTAAGTCTTTTGCTTTTTTACTGAGCTGAGGTTTAAACATAGGGATTTTAATTTCCATTTTAAACTCCTAATTAATAGTAATCCTATCTTGTAATTTTAAATCTACAAATTTTTCAATTTCACATTTATCACAAGCTTGATACCTTTGAAACAACCTACCATGTATTATGATAACTGTTTTAATTTTACAAAATGGACATTCAACAATCACTTCATTAACTTCAGCATTAATAGCCTTAATAATATTAGCTTCTTTTTGCCTCTCAATTTCATTTATTAATTCAGTTTTAATCCAAGCAAGAAAGGGTAATTTTAAAATAAACTTTATAGTATAATAAATAATAGAAATATATTTTTTCATTTTAAACTCCTAAAGGAATATTATAAGCTCTTTTCATTCCACAAATTAAATCTATTTCAATAGGAAAAATTACAGTAGATTCTAAACATAATCGAATTAACCATTTTAAATTATAAATAGTATTAATTTTATCAGAAGAAATTTCATTCACTTGATAAATTAATAAATCTTCCTCAGTCATTTTCTTAGCATATTCTAATTTGCCAATTGAAGCATAAAAATAAACTAAACAATCTGGAGTGTTCATTTTTACTTTTAATTTCCACCAATCAATTTGTAAATCCGTTTCCTCTTTAAATTCCCTTTTTATGGCATCATAAGGAGATTCATTCTGCTCTACTTTACCACCTATTCCATTTAATCTACCTACTTGCCAATCAGGCTTCTTTTTCCTAATTAATAAAACTGATTTTAAATCTTTAGAAAATAAAAAACCAACTACATAACTATCTTTTATTTCTTGCATTCTTAAATCCTTTAATAAATAAATCTATGAATAATTTCTCTTAAACTAAAACCAAAGGAATTTGATAAACTAATTATTATTTCCATCATTTTTTCTATTTGATGATCTTTAAATTTACAATTACTTAAATATCTAATTTCATCTACTAATTCAGTTTCAGAATATATACTTGTAATGCTTAATCGTTTAGCTAAATGAATTTCTATTGGTCTCATTTCTTTTTCTTTTTAAACATATCTTTAATAAAATTATTAAATTTAAAATGAGGATACCTATGTTTTCCTATTATAATTTTATCACCTGTCTTTGGATTCCTACTTTTATGTTTATTCCTATTCTTAACAGTAAAGACTCCAAAGTTTACTATTCTAACTTTAACACCTTTTTTTAATTCAGTAATTATTAAATGAAAAAGATATTTTATTTGAGTTTTAGGAATCCCAGAATCTTTTGATAACTGAGTAATATTTGTAGTTTTCTTTTGATTCATTATTTTCTCCTTAACTCCATAAAAGGATCAATAAATACAATCTTCATAACTCCTCTATCTTTTTGAGATAAATCAAAAGGTATTGGCCTAATTTTAATAAAAGCATTTAGAGCTAATGCCCTTTCAGCATCTATGCAAGTTCTATCTCCACCTTTAGCTCCAATAGAATGAAACCTATCTAAACATAACTCAACATGAGTTGCTTTACCAGACATATTTATTTTAAACCATAAGCAACCTTTATATGGCTTAAATACCTCATTTTTATTTAACTTTCTTAAAAGTGCATCAGCAGTATAATCTGATTTAGATTCAATTATACCAATAGCTTGTAAAACTTCTAAAACAAAACCAGAACAATCAAACCCAGAAGGATCATCCCCTCCCCATTTATAAACAGTTCCAATATATCTTTTAGCATAATCAATAGCTAACCGTAATTTTAAACTTAATCTAAATAATCCAAACATTTTAAACTCCTTTCTTTTAACGACATTTTTTATGAACCCAAATCGAAGGAGCATTTAAACCTTTCTGCTTAACCTTCGTTCTATTTTTATGTTTAATCCTCTTTTTACACTTTGGGCAGATAGCCATTTTCTTTTCCCTATTTATTTATATCTTTCATTGCCGATTTACTATTAAGTAATTCTTGTTCAGCATTTAATAATTTAGTAAACTCATCAAGCTTCATAATTATTAAATGATCTTTCTTAGTTATCTTTTTATTTACATTAGTTTGTTTAATCATAAGATAACGAATTTTTGGCTCTTCAAGCCAATCATATAATTGAGTAAACCCTTTGTCCCTTACCTTTACTGAGACTCGCCTTACAACTTTCTTGATTCCTTTAGTTACCCTTATAATCAAATCACCAGTATAATTACCACCTTCAGCCCCAGACCTTGGAACTTTATCAGCAACGATACCGCCATCCAATAATTTCTTTAGAGCAAATCTTTCACCTCTTCCACCTTTTCTTTTAGCAAATCTTCCTCTTTCTTGAGCTGTAGCTTTTTTCATTTTTGCCTCCTTTAATGCCTAAGTTCAACAATATTCTTTCCATCAACTCTTAAACTTACACAAGTTCCTCTATAAGATGTAGCCACTTTTGTTTTTATTTCTGGTTCTGGTTTTTTTAATTCTTTATTAATTTTAGTTTCTACACTTTTTAAATAATCTAAAGGTAAATCATACAAAGCATCTTTAAGAATAGCCATAAGATTAACACCAGGTTGGTCAGCTATAGTTTTTGCTAATTTATCAATTCGTTCATCATACTCTTTTAAATTTATTTCTACATAAGTTATTTCATGCCCACGATGGCATTTAGCTTTATAAAGAGTTGATCCTCGTTTAAGCATAGAATTGTGTGGATTGCCATCTGTCAGAATCAACTTTTTATCATTTGATTTTTCCATTCCACACCTCTTTTAAATTATTTTAATTTCCAGCAAATTTTACGAAAATCACATCCACCAGAACTTCCATCTTTTGTTTTCCAGTAGCACGGATATTTGTTCTGTGAACTATGCTCTCTTTTAGGAAGCTTCCTTTCTTCAAGGCATTCCTTTAATTTATTCATTCTTTTATCTATAATCCCATTTGATAATCTAAATCCAGTATTATCAATAGAAAATGGTATTAATTCAAAAGTATCTTTTACTACATAAATTAATTTACCTTTATAAGTTTTTAAGAAAAAATGCAAATAAGCTATTAACTGTAATTTATGCTCCTTCTTAGGCAATCCAAAATGTTTAGCACCTTCCCTAATACTTTTAACTTCTACTAAAATATTTTCTTCTTCTGCCTTAATCCAAAAATCAGCATGACCAATAATAGGAGTTCCATCTAAATTTTTATAAGGAGTTTCTATTTCAACTTGCTTTTCTATATTCTCTTTTCCATATTCTTTTTTATAAATTTTATGAACAAAATTTTCACACAGATGGCCAGCCTCAAAAATAGATAATGTTTTTAAACCAGGTTCTTTTCTTGGATAACCTAAAGCAGAATAAACCTGGGCTCTGAGGCAGCCACCTATTCCAGATAGCCTTACCTGACCTTCTGGAAATAACTCTTTATCCTTTATTCTTTTATGTTTTAAATATTTCTTTTTAAGTTTATTTATTTTCATCTTTTTAATTCTTTTTTAATTAGCTTCCTAATGTCTTTATTTTTTCTTAGAAACAACCTTAATTGCCTTTCACCTGAAAAAGTTTCTTCAAATAAATTTGAAATAAATCTTTCTTTTTCTTCCCCTTTAATTTTAACTTTACCTTTCCAAATTATTTCTTGATAAATAGCCTCAGCCATTAATTCCCTTGTTTTATCAAATCCTATTTTACATTCACCCTTGCCATTAGAAGTAAAGAAATAACCAGACTCATCTGGATAACCTACCTTATTTTTTTCTACTAAGAAATAATGCCTTTTACCTACTTTTACTTTATCCTCTCCATCTACTCTTTCTTTGGTTTCACCAGCTAAATGGATTCTTATCCTAACAGAAGCATAAAAACTTAAAGCCTCACCACAGGTAGATTTAAAAGCTGGTTCCCAGGGTTTTCGCCCCACATTAACTCGTTCTTGATTTATTATTATTAAACAAACATTTGATTTACCTAATAATGAAATTACTATTCTCATCCATTGCGACATTAAGTTAGCTTGCAATCCATAATTTTTTGCTCCAACTAATCCTTTCTGTTCTGCTTCTGGAACCATATTAGTTGCGCTATCTACTCCAATAAAAAATAATTTATCTTTAGGAATCTTACCTTTTTCTTGAGCTTCGTTAAAATTAAGAATCATTTTATTTATACTATTAGAGCCATCTTCAAAATTAATTGGGTTATTATAAAGGCATTTACTTAAATCTAACCCTAAATACTTTGACCACTTTTTATTCCCTGCCCTTTCTACATCTGAGAAAGCAACATAATGACCAAGCTTTAAAGCAGAGATTAATATACCAATAAGAAAAGAAGTCTTTCCACCTGCCCCAGGGCCATGTATTTCCCAAACACAACCTACTGGGGCACCACCTATTCTAATAGCTCTATTAAATGAATTAAAAATTGTAGGAATATAAATAAGCTCCTCTTCATCTTCAAAAGAAGATACAGAAATATCATTAGTAATTAAATCAAAATCAGTTTTCTTTTTTTTCTTTTTTTTCATTTAATATCTTATTTATTTGTTGTTTATTCCAAAGGTCTGGAGAAAAAATTCTAAAATAACAACCCTCGATAACTTTAAATTTACAATCTTGACATTTTTTATTTTTACAAGTTTTAATTATTAAATCAATATTCATTTAATTAAAATGGAATTTCAAGGTCATTTCCACACTCAGGGCAAGTAGTCTCTTTTTCATCTACTTCTGTATCACAGTCAGGACACACTACCTTTTCTGATTTACTTTTTTTCTTTTTCTTTTTTTTCTTATTATCTTCTTCATCCTCATCGTCATCTTCGTTTTCATCCTCATCATCATCTTCTTGCTGCTTCTCTTTTTTCTTCTTTTTCTTTTTATCCTTTACTTCGTCATCGTCCTCATCTTCATCAGAATCTTCAGTATCCTCTTCTTCTTCATCTTCTTTTTCTTTCTTGCGCTTTTTCTTCTTTTTACTTTTTTCTTCCTCTTCATCTAATCCTTCTACTTTTTCTTCAAGCTTAATTAAAAACTTTTCAAACCTTGGATGCTCAATTGCTTCCTTCATTAAACTTAAAGTTTTTTCAAACGAAGTAGGATTCACCAAGCCACTTATATCAGGTATTTCAGATTCAAATAATTCCTCTATATCTTCTGTTGGCTTTTTAGAATTAAAATGAGCATTATACATTTCACTCCCGGCTTTATCAGGGTCATAAGTAGTTTTAATAGCATAAGGATTTTTAAATGGATTACCTGCATCATCACCTTCCTCTTCCATTTGATCCTTTATCACTGCTGCTATTTTTTCTCCAAGCGTAGTTGTGGTAACTAATTTCCCAATTATAGGATTTTTAACTGTTACTGCTATAAAAACAAACTCCCTTCTTGCAGTTAGATTATATCGCCAGTCATAGGTTTTTTTACCAAGTAACTCACCTTTGCAGATTTCAGTCCTATTAGCTTTTTTACCAAGCTCAATAATAATCTCATCATCTTCAAGGTCTTCAAACTTATTTAGTTTTTTAATTAACTTATGTATAAAACAGCTATCAGCTCCAGGGCAGATGATCCTTTCACTAATAACTATCTTTTTAATTTTCTTTCCACCATCATCAGTTTCAACTTCCCTACTAATTAATGCAGGGAATCTATGAACCCATCGTTCTTCTATTTCAGATTTAGGATGTAAAAAGAAAATTAATTTACCTTTATCCTTCCAACTAATAATAGAACTTTCTCCACCTCTTTGCTCTGCTGAATCTAAAAATTGTTTAACTTTCATTTCCATTTACTCCTTTCTATCTAAAACTATAATATCATCAAAAATTACTGGTATTAATCTTTTAAATTGTTTTAACATCGGAACGGTTATTTCTCTCATTTGAGGATGTGCTTTTAATGAAGTTCTTTGAATAAAAAAAAGCCTCCATTCCCTTAAATTATAAGTAACAACTATTTCTGTTTTTAAAGAATTAGGTAAAACACTTCTTGCTTCTTGAGGAGATGCACCTAACTCAATTAATTTTAAATAATGCTCTTCTGCATTTTCCATTGCAGAATACCAAATACCATAACAACCAGGCTTTCTATTGAATTTAAAGAAAAAAGGTTCTATAACTGTTATTTCCCCACCAAATTCTCCTTTAGCATAATTACAATAACGAGTGCTTTCCTGGGAATAACTTGCAATCCTATGCCTAACTATTTCATGTGTCACTCCTCTATCGCAAACTATCCTAACTGTAACTTTTTCATGCTCTAAAACAGATTCGTGACCAGACTTAATTATTTGTCTAATAAATTTTTCAGCAGAATTTGTTGTAATTTTATCCTCACTTTTATAACAAGTCCTACCCGCTCTCTCAATCTTCTGAAGTATTTCATTTCCATTAATTTCATCTTCAATCATAAAATAAGGTTCAATTACTTTCATGCATTCCTCCATTCTTGGTTATCTAATCTTTCTAATTCATCATAAACAACCTTCCATAAATCTACTTTAAGTATTTCAGCAAGAAAAGCTGAATGAATTATTAAACCACCTATCGAACTTCTAAGCCGATCCATAGCACCTTCGCCTTTGCATCTAGGACTATCCGGACTAACTCTTTTATAATATGATATTCTTGCTATATCTCCAAGCTGACCCTGAATTATAGCCAACCTATGATAATCCGATTTATCAATTTCACCTTTCATTAAGCCTTGGATATATTTTTGCAAATGCAATAAACCTTTTGTTATTTCTTGAGAATGTTTATCTAAAAAATCTTCACCATGCAAAGGACTAATTCCCCTACCATAAGCTTTAATATTACAATTACAACTACTCACTTTTTTTAACCCCTTATTATAAATTATAACTATAAACTAAATAAAATTAATCCTTACTTATAAACTTTGTTTTAGTCTGTAATAAATGCCATCGAGCATCAACAGAATTTTTTAGAGCTAATAAGATTAAACTATTTTTCTTTTTCTTAGCTCTTGTTCTCATTATCTTTATATACTCCTCATTTTTACTTGCATAAATAAGTCTTTCAATTTTAGCCTCAGTTATTTGCCCTGATATTTCTTTATTCCTTTTTTTAATTATTAACTCTTTCTCTGCTCTAATTTGAATTTTAGAAATTATTATTTTTGTCTTTATAATATAACGATCCTCTTCATTAATACACATAGCATATAAAATACCAGCAATCCTTACAATCTCAGCCCCTATATCTATTGCCCTTTGCAAATCTTCTGCATCTCTTGTCTTACCACTTAGCCAAGCTTTAATTTTTAAATACTTCTTTTCTAAATCTAAATCATCTAAATCTTTAAATAGAATTGAAAATTTATTTTTCATATTACAATCTCTTCTAAGCTCTTATCTCCTAAAACTAAAGGGTAACTAAACCTTGCCTTATTAACTCTTAACTGAGGCTATCCTGGAAAGGATTTAAGGTATAAAATAAACTACTCCTTAGCCATAATTTAAAACCTAAAAGCATTTGCATTTTTAAGTGCCTCTACTACTCTCTTATTAACAATCCTTTTAGTTACTTTATTAAAAAAATCTTCTTCATTTTCAAAAGGTTGATTCTTATAAATATCAATTGCAGCCTTAGTTCCAATTCCTTTTATACTACTAATTCCTGATCTAATATTGCCATTCTCTATTTTAAAATTAATCTTAGAACGATTTATTCTAACTGGTAAAACTTTAATTCCTAATCTTTTACATTCATTAATATATTTAGCTGAATCATCTTTTTCATTTCTCATTAATGAAACCATAAATTCAAGTGGGAAATAAGTTTTTAAATATGCTGTCCAATAACTTACTAATGAATAAGCTACAGCGTGAGCACGATTAAAAGTATAAGCAGAAAAATGATTCATATCATTCCACAATCTTTCTATTTCCTTTTCAGTTAGATTTTCTTTTCCATACTTAAAAAACTTTGCTTTTAATTCCTTTTTTAACTTATCATAAATTTGTAACTTATCAAGCCTACGCTTAAGAAAGACTTTTCTGAATCCCTCAATCTCATTAGATTCAATTTTATGAACTATTTTTTTATAAATTTCTAACATTTGCTCCTGATATAAAATTAACCCATAAGTTGAAGAAAGAGTATCTTTTAAAAAAGGTGGAACTTTATATTTACTTTCTTCAGATTTACGATTTACAAATAAATCAACCATACCATAGCTCATTGGTCCAGGACGGCCAAGAGCAATAGCAGCAATTAATTCTTCAAACGAACTACATTGAATATCTGATAATAATTTAGTCATCATTCTTGACTCAAATTGAAATATTCCAGTAGTATGTTTCTTCCTAACATTCTTAAAAACTTTTTTATCATCTAACCGAATATTATTTAAATCAAATGAACTATCAATGAAACCTAAAGTTTCTTTAATAACTCTTAAAGTATTTATTGCAAGTAAATCAAATTTAACAAACCCCAGCGAAGATAACTCTTGCCTTAATCCTCCCTCAGACCAGGCAGTAATTGGTTTTCCTTGGCTTAGCATCAAAGCTATATTTTTTGTAATCGGTGAAGATAATATTATAATCCCTGCCGCATGCCTTGATATTCCTTTAATCTGACCCTTTAAAGTATCAAACGCTAAAGGCACATCCTTATATTTATTTTCTATCCTTCTCATAATATCAGGATGTTTTGTTATTGTCATTAACTCTTCCCAAGTATTTTCAAATTCAATTTGAAGCCTTCTACTATCCCCACCTCCAGTATATTTAAATTTATATTCTGTTATCTTAGAAACTTTTTTCATATCTAATTGAAATAGACGAGCTAAATCAAGCAATAATACTTTTACACTATAAGTTTGATATGTCCCTATTTCAATTACATTATTTTGCCCCCATCTTTTTGATAAATATTTCTTAACATAATCTCTTCCAGCCGGCTCAAAGTCAAGGTCTACATCTGGAGGTTCAGTTCGTTCAGCTGAAATAAATCTTTCAAATTTTAAACCAAATTTTATAGGATCAATAATTGTAATTCCTAACAAATAACAAATCAATGAACCTGACGCTGACCCTCTACCTGGGCCAACAAAAATATTTTTATTTTTAGCAAAGTTAATTAAATCAGCCAATATTAAAAAATATGAACTTAATTTTCGTTCCTTAACTATTTTCAATTCAGTCTGTAATTGATTTTTATAAGTATCATTATTTTTAAATTCAGCTTTATTCCAATTCTTAATAATTTCTTTTTTTAAAAATTCAAAATCAGACTTAGAAGAATCAGTAAAAAATGGTAATTTATTTTTTAATTCAGGTTTAAAATCCTCTACATTCTCAAATATATTCTTACTTTCTTTTATCCCAGCTTCCCAATCTTTTTCTGACAAATAAGATGAATGATATTTTTTATAAATTTTATATAATTCATCAACAGTTTTAAACCAAAGCGTCTTTGTAGAAAAAGAAAATCCTTTATTATTTTCAAGATCATTAAGAGTATTTTTATTTCGTAATAATAATAAAAACTGATGAACTTTTGATTCTAATTTATTTATATAATGACAATCATTAGTAATTACAAATGGAATATCATAATCCTTAGCAAATTTATATAATAATTTATTTGACTCAATACTTTCAGGATAATCAAATAACATTAATTCAATATAGAAATCCTCAAAAATATCCTTATATTTATATAAAAGTTTTTTAGCTTTTTTTACTTTATCTTGAGATAATAATTTACTTAATCTTGAAGAGGCACATCCTGATAAACAAATTAATCCCTCACTATGCTTAGAAATAAAATCAAGATCAGTTCTTGGTTTATAATAAAATCCATTAAGCCAAGAATCTGCCGTAATCTCTAATAAATTTTTCCAGCCTATTGAATTTTTAACTAATAATGTTAAATGAAAATTTTTTCTAATCTTCTCACGCTCTTTAATTAATTCTTGTAATTTTTCATTTTTATCTTTACGTTTAACTTTTAGAATATCCTCTTGTAGCTGACTTAATAATAATCTTTTTTGATTTAAATATAATTCACAGCCAAAAATTGATCTAATTTTCTTTTCATTATTTTTCTTAATCTGTCTAACCCAGCCACCAATAGAGCCATGGTTAGTTATAGCAAATCCTTCAAAACCTAACTCTTCTGATTTATTATAATAACCCTCTACCTTACCAACAGAATCCATAATTGAATATTCATCGTGGCTATGCAGATGGATAAAATCTTTATTAGTTAAATTCATTATTTTTCTTTATCAAAATCCTTATACTTTTCAGTTTTAATTTCTGGTCCATTATTCATTTCATCACGAGTAAAATTATGAAGAGTTCTTTCGTTATCTATATTACAATCTCTTGGTAAAAATTTCTTATGTAATTCATTCCTTTTAAAAACTATATTTGAGAACTCTCCAGGCTTAGAATGTAGACACTTTCCAGTCTCACAATCCTTCTTAAAAAAATCTTCTAAATAAGGAAACTTTTTTATAACTAATTTTATCATTTTTTCACAAATAATATTATTCTGAATATGCTCTTCCTGATCATCAAGTCTTTTTCCAATAGCATCTTTAAGAGCTAAAAGATTCATATGCATATACATCCAATTACAATTATTTTTAGGAATTAAAACCCTTGCATTCTGAACACTAATATTAAGTTCATCAATAGCCTCACAAAATAATTCTTTACCTTGTAAAACCCATTCTTTATATCTATCATAAAAAAATTTATTTCTTGCAAATGATCTTGGGACAAGAATATTTTCATTCCTTAAATCACTTACTTGTGTTGATCTCTGCATTATAGAAAAAAATTTGTGCCTAACCCAACAATGAGTTATTAATAAGGAAATATTTTTTACTAAGAATGTAAAATTTATCATTTCAATTCCTTTTGGCAATACTCCTTCTTTTAACAATAAATTAATTGCATTTTTCTTTTGCTCTTTAGTTAATTTTTTATAAACCTCTACTTCTTCATTAGCATAAATTATATCTACTAAAACTTTTTCAATTCTTTTTTTATCTGGCCAATCAATTAATTCTACCTTAATAGAATTAATTTCATCTAAAAATCTTGTTTTAAATCCTTTCATCTTTAAACTCCTTTGAAAATTTTATTACATCCTGAATTTTATAATCTGATTGCCATTTAGCTAATCTTCCAACAAAATTAATAGATTTTAAATCTTCTATTCTTTCACTAAAAATAGTAGAAACTCGTTGAATCACATAATCAATTATTTTATATTCTAATAATCTTTTACATTCTTCTCTACTTAAATCACCAGCTATTTCTAAAACATACTTACCTTTGATTGTAATCCCTTTATAAAGATTAGCCTTTGTTATTCTATTATAAATCTGATCCCCATCTGCATAATATAATTGATCCCACTCAAACGGAATTAACCATGATGGTATTTCATTACAAGATATAATTGTACTTGGTAAATAATCAAATTTATTATTAAAAAAATAATCAAAACATAAATAAGAAAAATCAGGTGCTGGAATTGTAGATATTAATGAATCAAAATAAAATTTATCATAATTAGAAAGTGTAATATAATTATTCTTTAAACTTATTAAAACAACTTTCTTTTTAATTATTTCAGTATTCTTTATTAATTTTTTTAAAAGGATATTAACATCACATTCTAAATACTTTAATTCATTAGAATCTACACTCAATACTAATTTATATATTTCTTTTCTTTCTCCAATCTTAAATAATGAATGAGTAAGTTTTTTATTTATAATTTTTATTTTTTGTTCTTTACTAATATTATTATGAAATTCTGATTTATAAAAATAACCTATTCTAATTATTTTTGATTTATAAGGAACTTTTAAATCATTAAGCAATGAACGGGTTTCATTAGTATCATGTAATACAATTAATGTCCCTAACTTAGATTTAATCTGCCCACCTATTTTTGGTGATATTAAAGTATAATCAGGATTATAGTATTTAAAGATTAATCCACTTATACCAGCGCCAATTATAATTTTTCGCTTACTCACCTATTTTTCTCATTACTTCCTTCCACTCATTTATATAACTCTTAAGTGGATAGCCATATAAAACATAAGCAGGATGTGAAATTCTTATAACCTTAATTCTAAGGTCAATATCATTTACTGTATCAAAAACAATTTTTCCTAAGCATAATATTATTTTTGGTCTAATAATATCTATTTCATTTATTAATAATCTTTTAAAAGCCTGTCTTGTTTTATTTATTTCTTTTGGAACTAAATATAAATTATTCCAAAAATAATCATTAATATTTAATCCTAATTTATCAAAAACTTTTAATATTACCCCACTTGATTTTCTTCCTGTAGTTAATATTAAATCAAAGTCAAATCTAAAAATTGATTTTGATTTACCTCTATAATGCTTTATCCCTGGTTCTAATCCTAATATCATAATTTCAGAATTTAGATTTCCAAAATGAGTTATCAATCTTTTATATTTAGGAGCAATCTTATTATAAAGTTTTTGTAAAGCTTTTTCTTTTTTAATTAAGTTCACTTTTATCCTTTTCTGTTAATTTTTGTAATTTTGGATCCGAGCCTTTATAGTCCTTATAAGGTCTATCCCCTATTATTATTTTATAATAAATATTTTTTAATAATAATATTATAATAGTTATTAATAATAAATCTATTATTAATATACAACAGACTTTGAATAATAACTTTAAGTTTATATAGAGCGTAGCAAAATCCATTTTAAATTTTCTCCTTAACCTGAGCAATTAAATTTCTTAATGAACTTGGTAAATTTGAAGAAACTAAAAACTCAGCATTATAATTATATTTCTTTATTAATTCTTTATAGTAAGTTTGTAATTGCATCTGCATATCTATATAATCTTCACTATAATCAATTTTAGGAACTCTCTTTTTTCTTCTTGAGATTACATCTTCTCTACTAACTGAAAGATGAAAAATTTTATAATCTAAATCTTTTAATAATTCATTATAAACTGATCTTTGAAAATAAATTCCTTTGCTTCTAAACCAAGAGACAGATACTAAATCAGATACAAAACCTCTATCTAATATTAAATCCAAGTTAAACTTCTTTACTAATTCAAGTATTGTCTTATTAATACCAAAGTTAATTAAATCAAAAAGATTATAATCTTTATGCAATTTATATACAAGTCCAAGATTTTCAGAAAATAAAGGAATAGCCAAACTCTTGCTAACTTCTCGTGAAAGTGTAGATTTTCCTGAACAACTTATACCTTCAAATATTATTAGCATTTTATACCTCAATAATAAATATTTTTAATTTGTCCAATCATTTCTTTTATAGATAATCTTGAATCAAAATAATATACCTTTTCATATCGTTTAGAAAATTCTTGAAAATAATTTTGAAAAATTATTAATTCATTTAAATAACCTTCGGTAACTCTATTATTTTTTTCTAATAATCTTTTTTTAAGAGTTTCTTTATTTATAACTAAAAATATAATAATATAATTTAAATTTATTAAACGTTCATTATAGCTTTTTAATTTTAAACTAATATCTTTATGCCTAATAAATGAAGTTTGTACTAAATCAGTTAAAAAACCTTCATCTAATATTAAATCAAAATTAAATTTTTTAGTTATCTCTAAAATAGTTTTATTAACTCCAAAATTAATTAAATCAAAATTATCAAAATTACCTCCAAGTTCATCAAGTAAATCTGGCTGTTTAATATATTCTGAAATAGCTAAAGATTTACTTACTTCTTTACTTAAAGTAGTTTTACCAGAGCTTTTAATACCTTCAATTATTATTAACATTTTTTTAACTCCTTATTATAAATTATAATCCATAACTAAATAAAATTAATTAGTAGAATTTAGCCTTATAAATAATTTTATAATACCTTATCAGGCTTCTCAGATTAGCCCAGGTTAAGACTTAACTAATAAAGCCTTAGCTTACCCCTAATTTAGAACTAAAACCCCTTAAAAGGCATAAAAAAAGGGATAAGCTAAATTAATAACTTATCCCTTTTAGGTTAGGAAAAAAGAAGTTTGAGAGGATTAATCATCATCCTCGTCCTCGTCTTGATCCTCATCCTCATCTTCTTCTTCATCCTTTGTCTTTTTGGACTTCTCCTTTTTCTTCTTGCCCTTGTCGCCCTTCTTCTCCTTCTTTTTCTTTTCCTTCTTCTCCTTCTTTTCTGCCTTTTCTGCTGCCTTCTCGTCTTTGTCCTTGGCCACAACTACAAGTTTCCTACCCAGATCCTTTGCCTGGTCAGGAGTCAATCCAGTTACAGTAATAGTAATTTCCATTAAGCTCACCTCCTTTCTTTTTTAAGATAATTAAGTAAAGGTATTTACTACCCACTACTTACTAAATTATATAAAAAGAAAATTAAAAATTAATTAATCCCTCAAAAAATAGCCTTAGCATTTAACTAAGGCTAAATTTTCAAAGATTAATTTAAATTAATCTAAACTGCCTTATTAAAGCAAGCAAATCTCTTAATAACTGGTCTTGCTTATCAATACTAATCTTTAGCACCGGAAACTTAAACCAGTCAACAAAAGTATTTAGTTCAATCCTATTAGTTTGTTTATACCAAATATTATTACTATAAGCATCATCATAAGCATCTTCAGGCACAGCAAAAATAACTTGACAACGATTTCTACTTGCTTTAATAATTAAGTCCTTAAAAGACTTATTGGCATTAATAGCACAGTTCTCACCAAGATCAGTAAAGACAATCATAATAGATTTTAAATAGCCCTCTACCTTTAATTGATTTAAAAGAAAATGAGTAGAATATAAAATTGGAGTAATACCGATATGAGGTATTTCATCCCCTCTTATTATATCTACTGAACAGCGTGAACCAATAACATGCTTACCAGTAGTAAACCACACTTGGTCAAAATCAATTAAGCCCTTAAAGGTCTCAGAAAGGATAGCATAAATTCTTTTTTCTAAATCAAAATAACTAGTCATAGAACCAGAAATATCTCCAGAAAAAATAACTTTAGCTCCCTTTTCTAATTGAGGCAATTTAAAAACCCTTACAGAAAATTCGTGCTTAGATTTAATATACTGTTGAATATCTATTAAATTTCCAGTAATATCTAAGTTAGTTTTTAATTTCTGTCTTAAAACAAGGGCTTTTCTAAGTTTCTTTGCCAGTTCCTTATCTTCAACACTTTCGCATTTAGGAACAGTTTTTTTACCTTTTTCAGTAATAGAAACTTCTTTTTTATTTAAACCTTGTTTAAGATCAGATTCAACTTTTTCCTTAGCAGAAAATTTCTGCATTAAATCCTTAGCACCTTGAACCAATGATGATAGTTCAGCTACCTCATCCTGCTCTTCAAAGTCCATTCCATCTGTTATGCTTTCCTCTAAGTCAGTTTGCATTAGGTTAGAAAAAGAATCCTCATTATCATAAGAATCAAACTCTTTGCTTTCATTCTCAGAATCTGAATCTTCCTTTTCTTTAGGCTGCTCAGTAGCATCCTGTTCTTGCTCTTTTTCTTTATGCTGATCAGAATTATTTTGTCCTTGCTCATCCTCTTGATCTTCAGAACCTGAACCTTCTTGCTGACTATTATCATAAGGCTCATCTAAATCCTCATCAACATCCTGGCTTTGCTCATCCTTACTTTCTTGGCTTTCTCCTTGTTGTTTATTTTGGTTTTCTTCTTCTTGCTGCCTTTTTTGTTTAGCTTCATTTATTTCCTCATTATAGAGTTTATAAACTTGCTCACCAAGTTCTACCACTCTTTTATTTGAAATAAACTTACTTTCAAACTCAGTTCTTATTTCTCCTAACTTTTCATTTAGTTTAGGAAAAGAACTTTGACCAATAAAAGCATCAAGAACCCAGTCAGGATAAAAAGAAATAATAGGTTTATAATACCTATTTGTTTTTCTTTTTTTCCTTTTACCAATTAAATCCAAATAAAACCAAGGAACAATTCGCCCTGCCATAGTATAACTTCTAAGGTCAAATAAACCATTAGTAATAGCTCGTTGATAATGCTCAACAATCTGATTATTAATTATAGATTCTTTAACTTTATCTAAGCCAAAAGTTTTTGACCAATAATCAGCTTCTGCTATTAAATAGTTATGATAACCTGAAGCTTTATTACTAACAGGCTTGCTACCTAACCTTGCTCCTCTTAGAGCTAATGCTATCGCATTCCAGATTTCATTTGACTTATTAAGACTATCTGCCGTCCACCGATCTTTCTTCTTAGTCTTCTTCATAACTACCTCCATTATAATAGTTAATCCCTCAAAGAATCCCTTTATTTCTAAAGGGAAACTTTCAAGAATTAAGTTAGATTCTTCTTTATCTTTCTTTCTATGCCTTCCTTAATTATTGAATAAGCTAACCACATGCCTATTAATAATCCACTAAGAAAAGCAACTATATGAGATAAATAAAAAGCCATTAATACCTCCCTTTCTAAATATCAATTTTAATTGCTTTCATACCAATCAAGAAGAGTCTCTATCTCGGTTACAATTAAATTTAAATTAGCCAGTTCATCTTCTTGCCAATTTTCAATTTGACGATAACGCAAATTTTCAGGCTTGAGTTTTTGCATTGCCTTTCTTAATTTAGAAAATTGATTTTGATTTGCCATCTAAATTACCTCCCTTTTTAAATATCAATACCAAAAGTTCCTCTTACTCTTTCAGCATAGGTTTGATAATCCTCATTCTCAAACTTACCAGCAGTTAATTTGAGAACCTCTTCGATAGTAAAACCATTTAAGGTTGCCTTACCCATTTCAACTAAATCCCTTGTTGATAGAGCATAACTAAAACCAGTAGTCCTTGTCTGAACTGCAAGGTTAACAAGGGCAGAAACTAAATTCTGATCCTCTAAACCAATTTTCTGGAGTATCTTAATCTCTTTTTTAGCAGAAGGATAGTCCATATTAATAATCCAGAACCTTGATTTAAGGTCTTCATTTAGTTCAAATGCTCCACCATAAACACTTGGATTCTGAGTTCCTACTACTATCATCGGATCTTGGTATTCATAGCGCTTACCTATTTCCTTTACTGTGATTCCTTGTTTAAGGTCGAGTAAAGAGTTAAGCATCTTTTGACTACCTGGAGGTAAAGCATTTAATTCCTCTAAAAGAAGAATAAACTTTTCACCCCTATTCTGATACTTAATAGCAGTAGGTAAAATCCCAAGTGAGAAATAGCCTTCAGAACCATCAAGTCCATAATGACCAATTAGCTGAGCATATCTAGTTTCCTCTGAGCATTCAGCAATTAATAGTTTATACTTATTCTTTCTTGCATAAGAATAAACCATTAGGGTTTTACCAATTCCTTTTGGGCCATTTAAGATAACATGGCTTAACTTGGCAAAATCAAGTTTTTTGCCAACATAAGGAATTGAACCTCTTAATTTAGGTTTTACCAGTTTCTCATAAACCTTTTTCATAAATCACCTCCATATTAAAAAAGTTTTTTAATCCCTCAAGGAATACCTGGAATTAATCCAGGTAAACCCTCAAGGATTAATGCCCTAAAAGCTTATTAACCCTCTCAACCGTTCGGATAAGTTTCCGAATAGCCTTTCGATGCTGAGTAGATTTTACATACTTAGCACCCTTAATAGCAATCTTAGCAATAGCCAAGGACTCAGTAAGAGTTAAAGGCTTTTTAATTCCTTTAACTTTTCTTTCTGTCCTTTTTAACTGCTTTTTCTGCTTTTTTGGCCTTCCCGGTTTTCTTTTCTTTTCCTTTGCTTTCTTTTTCATCTACACTCTCCTTTCTTTTAGCGAGTTTTTCTGCTAGCTCTCTTAAATGGTTCTTCTTCTTTTCATCTTGCTCTTTTTCCCTTTTAGCCTTAATCCATTTTAAAAGAGCTTCTTTAGACCAGATGACTAGCCTATTATCCTTTATTCTCTGGACAACAACTTCTTCTGAAGTTTGATAGACTATTTCAGCTGGTCCACTTCGAAAGTAAACTTTCCAGCCAATTACCATTTACACCTCCTTTCTTCCTTCTTTAAGGCCAATCGAAACTTCACTACCATCTACAGCAGTTCCACAGACCATTAAAGGTTTCTTTGGTTTAAGAATCTTTCCATTTTTCAGAACAAGATAACTAAATTTTGGGGATCTCTTTTTCATTAATTCCTTACCCTTTGGAGTATTACCTATAATAACACACCTTAAAGAAGAATTAATTCTAAGAGATTCTAACTTTTCTTTTGCTTGCTTGATAGTTTCAGTATTAAAACAAAAGAACATTTTAGGATCATCCCCTTTAGGTATCTGCGTCTGAAACCTATCCTTTTTCTTAAAACCCATTTACACCTCCTTTCTTTTTCTACACTTCTTGCATCGTTTATAAAGATCACTAAAGGATTTTTTTAAATCAACTTTAGTATTCTTTTCGGTATTATCTAAATTTAATAAAATATCTCTACTATATTTTATATAAGCATTATGATTCAGATTACGCTTCTTCATTTCCTTAGCTAACAAATCATGACGATCCCAAATAGCTAAGGGTTCTACAAATTGCTGTAAGGCAAGTTTGCCTAATTTTCTTCCTTTTGCAATATGACCAGCAAGTTTATGCAATTCATAATGTTCACCTAATAAATGCTGATTACATAATAAGGAAGGTTTTAGCATCCACATCCTCATTAGTTACCTCTCTTTTTAAATTAATAAATTTAACTCCTCAATAAAGCCCTTTAAAATAAAGGGCTAAGTTCAAAAGTTAAATTTTATTCATGCTGCTCATCATCTTCTTTTTCTTCTAATTCTAATTCATGGCATTTACTAAAAGTTTCAATTTGAGCTTGAATAGAATAAAATAACTTTTCAACTTCTCTTATTGTTAAATTTACACCATGAATTGAACGCCCAATCATTCTTCCCTCAAATCCAGTAACTTTGCTAATCTCAATGTTAAAAACCCCTCTTTCTTTTTCATCTATCATCTTAACCTCCCTATTTAAAGTTAATAAATTAATCCCTCAATAATCCCCTTAAATAAATTAAGGGGAAAGTTCAAGGATTAATAAGCTAAAAGATCTAATCTCTTTTTTATTTCCGCCTTTTCCTCTTTGCAAACTTCACGAAGATCACAATACTTACAAAATTTATGCTTAATTTTCTTTGGATTTTTATTCCTTAAATGAGAAATTAAGCAACCAAAAGCATTTTCTTGTTTAGAAGTTCTTAAAGCCATTTTACTCCTCCTTTTCTAAATTAATAAATTAATACCTCAAGGAATTACCCTAATTAAAAATTAGGATAAAACCTTCAAACATTAATTCCTTTTAGCTACCTTAGCTAGAGTTAATTCTAACTTATTAACTCTGCATTTTAAAAGCCAGATAGCTCTTTGAATTTTTATTAAAGTCATAGCCAGTCTCCTTTTACTTCTTAATTAGCTTTATAGTTTCTAAGTTAAAAACTAAAGCAATCTTCTGAAGAGTTGACTTCCTTCGCCTTCTAACTTTAATAATCCTTTTCATTTTAAACCTCCCTTCAATTAGTTAATCCCTCAATAAAGCTCTCCAATTAAGGAGAGCTAAGTTCAAGGATTAAATCTTTTTCATCCTTTCTTGCAATGCTGCCAGTTGTTTTTCCCTAAATTCATTATAAGCTTGCTCAGTTACAATTCGGGTTCCACCATGACCTTTATCAATAGTCGAGATCATAATTGGAAAAATAATATAAGGTTTTCTTTCTGCCTCGGCATCTGGAGTTATTTCAACCTGGTCTGCAAATCCTTCAGTTTTAATAATCTTTGTTACTACGCCCCAATGCTCTGGATTTGCCATATCCCCTCGGTTATAAACTCTAAGACCAATTTCAATCTCTTCTGTTTTCATCCCTGCTTTTCTACTTATCGCCTTGGATTCTTCAAAGCATATTTCTTTTAGCCTCATTTTAAACCTCCATAGTTTAAAGTTAATAAATTAATCCCTCAATAATCCCCTTAAATAAATTAAGGGGAAAGTTCAGAAATTAATAACAGCCACTTAAAGTTCTCATATTATTATGATTAGCCTTAACTATTTTAGCATGCCTAATACAAAGATCTTCATAAATTTTATGATTTGGAAAGACTTTTACACTTCTCACATTTTTTCTTAGCTTACCACAAATATCACATTTTTTCATTTTTACTTTAGTCTTCATTTTATTCTCCTTTTAAATAGTTATTAAAAACTCAGTTAAGCCCACTTTAAATAAATAAAATGGACTTAATGAGGTTTTAAAAGAATAAACTCAGATTTACTCTTTTGGAGGTAATGGAGGTTATATTGTTCTTTACTTTAAATTATAGCCCACTTATCTTTTTGGTTTCACTCTATCCACCCTCAAAGCTTTTATGGTAACTCCCGGTTAAAAACCTATGTTTACCACTAATAACTTCCCAGCTCCCGAATCCAACCTCAGTTAATTCCTTGCTCTTTATTTCTTTTTAATTACCATCGCTAGAATAGCTAAGAAATAAAGCCAAGATAAGTTTCTTAAAATCTATTTTAAGAACCCTAGAGTGATTAAGCTTTTATAGCCCTTTAACTTACCGCCAGCTTTAATGTTGCCGAGGTAGCAATAACCTCAGAATTAAAGCTCTCCTTCAGGCTATAATGATAACCTACTCCGTTATGTAAAAGAACTAATAGAAGTATTATAAAAAAGCTCTTAATTTCTTTTTTAATTTCCCTCATCATACTTTAATATATAAGCTAAAACTGTGCCAAAATTAGGATAAATAGGCAAAAACTCGTTTTAAGGCTATTTTATAAGGGATAATAGGGTTTTACTATAAGTTATTTTTATAATATCTGATTACAAAAATAGGTAATATTTACCTAATTTAAGCCTAAATTGTCAGTAGTTCTATAAACCCTTTATTTCATTAGGTTTTTTATGATTTTAAATTAGGTAAAAATTACCTATAAATTACAAAAAGTAATAGCCTTTTTCCTTAAAACACAGTTTATTAACTTTTAAGCCCCTTAAAATAATCAAAAATAATTAAAAAAACTTTAATCTACCTTATCACAATTATATAATTATACTTAATTATATTATAATTATATTTAATTAAATATAATAAGCTCCATAGATAGCTTATAAGGGCTTTTAGGCTATTAAGCCTTAACTTAACCTTTAATTTTAAAACTTAGCTATATCCCTACCTATCCTGGTTAGTAATTAGATAATAAAAAAGCCCTAATATAAACTAATTATTAGGGCTTTTAAAAAGTAGGTTTAAGGTTTATTTATTCTATTTTCTTTTTCCTTGCTGCTTTAACTAACTTTTGGATTATATCCTTATCTTTACCTTTATAAACTGCTTCATAACTTTTAGGGTTTTTAATCTTCTTTACCCCTGGTAGTTTTATATAATGCCTAAACTTTATTTTACCATCTGGTTTAAGGCAAATAATATTCTTAGTTTCCTTTTTGTTTTTAAAAACTATATTATCATTTTCTTTTACTGTGTATTTTCTACCTTTCAATAATCTTTTTATAAAACTTAAAAAAGGAAACTTTTGTTCTAATTCTGCTTCTACTTTTAACTGCTCTTCGGTTAAATCTTGCAAACCCTTTTCTATCTCTTCAACAGTTTTGTCAGTTAGCTCTTTTTCCTCTGCGAATATAGCTCCACAATAAGGGCAATAATCTAAGTCTGGTATATCAAACTTGCAATTAGCACATCTAAAATAAAAAGAACCATATTTTTTAATAAGTTCTTTTTCTACTCTTTCAATACCATCTTCTAAGCCATGCCCTTTTAACTGGATTTTTATATAAGAAACTCCAGTTAATTTAGAAAGTCCTACCTTTAACGATTCTACTGTAAGCTTGCCCCTATCTGGCTCCATTTCTTTTCTCCTTTCCTTTTTATTGGTTTAATTAACTTTTCGACTTCAATATAATTTTTAAGAAAATCAGGAAAATTATTTATATTTACTTCTCTTGGCTTAATTAAAAATTGACATCTTAAATTTTTTAAATTAGTTCCAAAAGATTTAGGGCAATAAAGACATTTCTCAGGTAATTTTTCTGCCTTTCTACAAATAGAAATAATTAAATCAATTAAGAAAAATAATCTTTGTTTCTTAATTCTTAATCCAGAAATCATACCAATCGATCCATCCCTTGGAACTATAAAAGGTTCTTTTCTTTTAGATTCTATAAATTCAAGTATATCCATTAGTTACTCCTTTCTTAAAATTGATTTATAAATTCTCTAAATTCATCTATTGTATCTAAAACTTTTATTTCTTTCTTTAAAAGCATTACAATACAATATTTATCTACTCCACAAGCTTCGCTTATTTTTATTTCACAAAATCCTATTTTTTTCTTTAAAAGCCAAAGATTATTAAAAGCTTGTTTAACTTGATCATAAGTCATATATTTTTCATTATCACTCATTTTAAACTTCTTTCTTTTTAGAATTAAATATCATTACTAAAAAATTATTAAGCGATTTAGCTTCGCGAACATTTAAAAATGCTACTTGATAATATTCATCCATTCTATAATTACCACCTTTATCATCTTCAAAAACATCTACACTTCTTTCTTCATCTCTTTTAAGAATTTCAACTTCATTCTCATCAGAAACAAACATATAGTTTTTTATAACAATAGTTTTCTTTTTTATTTTACTCATTAGTTACTCCTTCCTTTTTTTATTAAAATTTAGATACTTTTTAAAAAAATTATAAATAACATCATTATATTCACCATATAATAAATAAACTGATTCACAGCAGAAGAACATAAGTAAATATAATAAAATCCCTCCAATAACTAATCTAAAAAGACCATGCAGGCTTAAAAACAATTCTTTAAGTAAATTAATTTGACCAAAGAAACCAAAGATTAATAATGTAAATAACATTAATCCAGTTATACAAGATAGTAAACTTGAAATTATTCCTTCGCCAAATATTTGCATAAATATATTTGGTTTTGGTGGAGGATTAAATTTAATTTTATTTTTCTCTTTTCTCATTTTAAACTCCTTTTAATTTAACTTCACAAGTTCCATTTTCAAAACACCTTACCCTTACTACATTATCTAAATTAAATTTATGTTTATTTGATTTATTATCAAGAATAAAATTCCACATAGCCCACCATCGTTCTTTTTTCCAACCTAATTCCTTTCTCATCTCTTCTATAAAATCTAAGGTAATATCTCGTCCGTTCCGTCTCTTTTCTATTTCTTCAACAACATTATAAAATTGATGCCTTGTAAAACTTGTTATTTCTCTTCCTTGTTGTTTCTTAGGAACTTTATTTAAAATTTTTTTCATTAATAATGATTTTAAAGTTCTTTCTTGCTGTTCTTGAAATATAACACCAAGAGTAGCCAAACTAACTAAAGTCTTTTCAGCATCCATTTAAACTCCTTTCTTTTCTTTATTAAAATCATTTTCCCAATCAATTGGGATTTTAAAAGTTTTTAACTCTTTACTGTGTTTTTTCTCTATTGCCCTAATTAAATGATTAAGATACCTAACATTAAAGAAAGTTCCAAACTTTTTAACATTCTTTAGAAATACTAATGAATGGTCATCATCCCATCCTGTTAGCGAACCAATAGTATTTCTTAATGTAATAAAACTAATCTGATCTCCATTCCCCTTAGAAGCTCCGGGATAAATTATTTTATTAATTACCCTTAGTTCAAATATACCAATAAAGTCTCTTCTTTCATCAACTTCTATTAAACACCTTTTAAATCTTAATCCTTGCCATTTTGTAATACTTTTAACCCCTGGAGTTTCTTTAAGCTTTTCTTTTAAACTTTTAAAATTCCCTTTATATCTACAATAATAATAACTGAACGGTGGTATAAACTTTTTCTTTTTAAACCTAACTTTCTTTTCTGTAATGTTATGTTTCTTAACTTTCTTCTTTTCTTCCTCTTGGAGTAACTTACTGAGTTCCCCTTGTAATGTTCTCATAATAACTCCCCTGCTCTATGTTTTGATTTTAGTTCTTTAAGTTCACGATTCACAATTACGATAGCTGAATCTAAACTTTTTAAACCTTCTTTCTTTTTAATCGTTTTAGCTACCTCTTTTTGAAGTTTACCCTTAGCCATACCCTTAACTATAATTCTTTGCCTTTTAGTTAATTTAGGTATTATCTTTTCAATTAAATCATTTATTACTACCTTATCAATCTTTTCATCATTATCTATTAATAATTCCTCATCAGTGTCAGAAAATTCAGTTAATCTACTATTTATTCTTTTTTCTTTCTTTAAATAGACTTGAAGATAACTTCCAATATAATAACAGACAAATTTATCAACAGGCACAGCGGGAAGGGAATTATTATTATCAGGATGGAACTTTATTAGGTGAGATTGGAAAGCCCTTTCGTTTAAAGCTATTTTAGAACAGTAAGGGCAATAAAACAAAAAAGCTTTTATAGCATCTAATAAAAGTAATCTTGCTATATTTAAAACTTCTTCAAAATCAATAAAAAAATAAAATTTTTTAAAATGATTTACAGTAGCAATTAATATAGATTCTGCTTCTTTAATCACAGCATTTTGTAAATCAAGATTATTAGGGCTTAATTTATAATCTAATAGTAAAACCTTTAATTCCTTTTTCATTTTTTATAATTACTGATTAAGTTTTTTTATTATACTACTACCTATATAATAAAAAGTAAAACTTAATTAAGCTTATATAACTCAGGTTATTTACTATTATATTTAATTAGATTTATTTAAAAAATCTTTTCTTATAAGTTTAGCTATTTTCTTTTAATAGCTTACAATTGCTTTACTTTATAATTTACCCTAATCTTTTGTTCTCTAAGATTAAATATATTATGTAGGTTTCTTTTAACTATCTGTTTTCTCAATTCATCCTGATTTAAACTGCCTGGGTCTTGTTTTAATCGTAAAAAATAAATATCACTAAATAAAGCATATTTTTTAGCTTGTTTTAAAAATAACAAGCCACCTTCATCTGGATCAGGGCAATAAAAAATCTTTTTAAACTGCCTTAGAATCCTTGCTTGTTTTTTAGAAACATAATTATTAAATAAACATAAGACATTTTTAAGCCCTATTCTTTCTAATGCTAGCATATCAAATAAACCTTCAACTAAAAATAAATAATTAACATTAAAATCAATAGAATCAAACGGAAATACTATATCTTTAATATTTGAATCTTTCGGATATAAATAGCGTTTCTTACCTTTATAAATACTTCTTGCAGCAAAAGAGACTACTTTCTGTCTAATCTCAATAGGAATGATTATTCTACCTCTATAAAAGCCAGTTCTACAATAACCTATTTTATATTTTAAAATCTGCTCATAAGTTAATTTTCTTTCTTTAACTAAATAATCTAAGAAAACATTAGGACTTGTTTGATTTAATGATCTAAAACTAACAGGTAAATCATTAATATTAAATATTTTAATCTTTTCAAGCTGTTCTTTTTTAGTTGGTAAATAATAAGGTAAAGTAACAATAGTTTCATCCGAATCACAAAAATCATTTATTAAAGTTTGAATGTTACCAGCAGCATGGCATCCAAAACAAAAGAAAGTTCCAAAATTATCTTTCTTAATAGAAATAGAGAAACTTGGTTTCTCCTCTTGATGATAAGGGCAAACAGCCCATAAATCATTCCCTTTTTCAATTGGGTTAATTCCAATCTTAATTAAAAAATTTATTAATTCTTGTTTATTACTAATCCTCATCATCTTCACTTTTAGATGTAATAAGATTACCAATCTTAACCTTTGAAGAATCAAAGTTAAATTTAACTATTTTATTTGCTGCCCCTCTTCTTTGTTTCATAATAATTAATTCTAAAATATCATCTTCTATTTCAGGACAAAAATATTTTTCTCTATGCAAACCTATTATTAAATCTGCTTTTTCTTCATAAGCTCCAGAGTTTTTTAACATCTCAAGCGTAGGTCGTTTAATAGTTTCTTTTTCTAATCCTCTTCGTATTTGAGCAGTTATTAAAACATGAGTATTTGTATCCTTAGCAATCTGTTGTAATTCTTTTAATCTATTTGAAATTGATTCTGTTTTTGCTTCTACATCTTTTAGATTTTCAAAAGCATCTAATATACAAATATCATAATCCTCTTTACTTAATAATAAATATAAATCATCTAAGGTTAAAAACGCTTGATCACAAGGAAAAAAATTATTAGTATCAAATATCTTCTTAATAGTATTATTTATTAAAATCTTTTCTGATTTATCTAATTCTTTAAAATTTTTAATTAAATCAAGTATTTCAATCTTAGTTAAATTAGAAACCATTAAATCTAAAAACAAAGTTACAGTATTTTCTAAGGGGCAAACTAAAACTTTATAATCATTAAAAATTAATGAGCAGACTAAATTAACAACAAAAGTAGTTTTACCCATTGAAGGTCTACCACAAACGACTGAAATTTCTTTTCTCGCTAATCCCTCTGTTAAAAAATTATCTAAGCCAGTTAAATAAGTAGGTTTAAAAGCAGGTCGTTTAATTCGTAGTTTTAATTCATTTATATATATCTCTTTAAAATTTTGTTCTAAATCTTCCTCTGCGCTTTGTAAGGAAATATTTTTGACTCGCTCTGCTAATGTAGCTATTTTATTTAAATTAATCTGTGGACTTGAAATACCCTGATTAAGTTTCTTTAATTCATTTTGTATTAATCTAAATTTAACCTTATCCTCTTTTAAAACTTTTATATGAAATTCAAGGTTTATATTCTTATCAAATAGTTCTTGAATTTCTCTTAGATATTTAATCCCACCATAATCTTCATTAAAAATTAATTGGTTTAAAGTATCTTCATTATAAGCCATCTTTTTTTCAAATAATAACTTTAAACCTTTAAAAATAATTTTATGCCTATTAGCAATAAAATCAGTTTCTTTTAATTGCTTAATATAAAGTTTCCTTAATTTACCTGATTTAATTAAACCAGCAAGGATAACCTGTTCATTCTCAGTATTTACTTCAATATCTCTTTTTTCTTTCTTAGCCATATTAATTTGCTTTCTTTATAAAAAATGGCATTAAATAATAAGTATATTTAAAATCTCTTAATTCAGATTCTTCTTCTTTAATTTTTTCCTTTATAACTACTACATCATTAAATTCAATCATTTTAAATATAACTTTCTTTGTTTTAATTACTTTTAAAAAATCAAGTAAATACTGATTAGTAAAACTAATTTTAAACTTTTTACCAATATATTTAATCGGCAATGATTCTAATGCGTGTTGACCCTTTTCTTCATTATGAGCACCTAAACTTAAATTATTTTTAGTTAATTCAAAATCAATTACATGGTAAAATTTACCTAAACGCTGTAAAGCAGAAATTAATCCTTCACGATTTATTATCATTACTTTTTGATTCTCTTTATTCGTAGGAACAATCTGTTTATAATCTGGAAAATTACCTTGAATTATTTTTACAATAAATCTTATTTTTCCTATTCTAAATAAAACAGATTCATATTTTTTAAGTAAACTAATTTTAACATTTTGTTCTTGATATTTACTTAAAATCTTTTTTAAACTTAATAAATCATTAGTCGGTAATATTAAGCCCTCTTTATCATTAATTAATTTAGAAACTTTAATATCTTTAAAACGAATTAAATTAACACGATAACCATCAGTAGCAACTAATTTTAAATTAAATTTCTTTTTATCCCAAGTAAAATAAACCCCTTGTAAATGATGCCTATTTTCATCTTTTGAAGTAGCAAAAATTGTTTTATTAATTGCTTCTAACAATAAACTACTCTTAATTTCAAATAAATCTATTAAATCTTTTTTAATATTTATAAAAACTGGATAATCATCAGCAGATATAGTAGATACAATATAGCTCTGATTATTAGAACTTAATTCTATATAATTATCGTCTTTTATTCTAAAATGAATTTCCTTTCCTTCAATCCCTTTAACTACATTAAATAAATCTTTATAACATAAAGTTATTTCCCCTTCTCTCATTCTTTTTTCTTTTAATACAGTTTTAAAATAAACTTCTAAATTTGTTGCATAAATTCTTAGTTTATCATTTTTAGCTTTAAATAAAATATTACCTAAAATTGGTATTGTTATATTTTTAGGTATTATTCCCTGAATCAAACTTAAACTTTCTAATAGCTCTTCTTTATTTATTATAAATTCCATTTTAGTTCTCCTTTCATTATTTTATTTTTACCCCACCATACATCTTTCTAAAAGATTTACCAGTAATTTTTATTAATACTAATTGGTCTTGAATTATATCAATTAAACCTTGCTCTAATAAATTTACTAATCTATTTAAAGGTAATTGACTTGAAAACCCAGTCCATAGATTTTTATGATACCTATTCCTTAAAATATAATCAAATTTTAAAATAGCATCTTTTCTAACATATCTCGTTAAATCATCTATTATCAAAGCATCAAAATTTTGAAGGTTATCTTTTATTTCCTGCTCTGCCTTATTTAAATTAAAATAAGTTAATAACTCTATTAAATGTGAGGCAGTAATAAAAAATAACTTTTTATATTTTCTTTTTGCATTATCATGCCCAACCCTGCCTTTTAAATGGGTATTATAATCATCAAAGGTTTTTAAAATTCTTTTACCTAAAACAGTTAATAACATTGTCTTGCCAATGCCTACTGGTCCAACTAACATTATATTATTACTTTCTCTTAAATGTATTTCTAAATCAATAAGGTATTTACGGAACTTCTTAATTGATCTTTGATTATCTTCAAAATCTAAATCTTTTAATTTTACATTTTTAAATCTAATTGGTAGATTAGCATCATTAAAGTTCCAAATCATTTCTTCCACCTTTTAAAATCTGACCATAACTTCGTTTGTTCATTAATTTGATTATTAATAAACTCTTGTAAAAAAGTATTAGGCACAGTTAAAATATCCTGTAAATTTATTTCCTTACCTTTGATCTTAGCAGTTTTAATAGACCATTTAATATATTCCCTTAATATATTTTTATTATATCGTTTAATAAACCTTTTAATTTTACTATATAAAAAATACTTCTGTCTTTCATTTTTTAAAATATTTCTTATTTCAAAATCATCACAGCCAAAAACTAATTTAAATTTATCCTGATAAAAAAGAACAAAATTAAACGGTTTCCAATCTTTTATTTCTTGTAGTTTCCAAGAGCTTTCTTTAAAAGCTTGCTTAGTAGTAGTTTTAAAAAATTCATTTAACTTCATTTATTTGACCTGAAAAAAGTTTTTTTAATTTATTTAAATGCTCAGGAAAAATTAAATGATCCCAAAAATAATAAACAATAGCATCTTTCTTACCTTCATAAATTCTTTTAATCCTACCAGTCTGCTGAACTATCTTTCTATCATTCATAGCAGAAGGGGTTAAAATAAATAATCTATTTAAATTTGGAATATCTAAACCTTCATCTGCTAAATTAGTTCCTATTAAACATTGAAGCTTTTTATTTCTCATTTTATCTAATATTTCTTTTCTTTCTAATTTATCAATTTCTCCTATCATCAATCCTACTTTAAATCCTTTAGAAGTTAAATAATTATAAAAGGCTTTACAATGAGCTACCCTGTCAGATAATATAAGGCAAGAATTACTATCTTTTAATTCTTGTAATATATATTTTAATATTAATAAATTTCTATTTTTATCTTTAACTAAATTACTAATAAAATAAACATATTCAGCTTTGTCATAATTATATTCAAAATCAGTTTTAATTAAATTAATTTCAATATTATGGATTAAGTTATTTTCCAATAAATGCTCATCTTTAATTTCATAAAGGATTGGCCCAAAAGTATCAAACATCAAAAACTCTTTTTGATCTTTTCTTTTAGGAGTAGCGGTTAACCCTAAACGATACCTTGCAGGAAATTGATTAATAACTAAGTGAAATACCTCGGCAGGACTATGATGACATTCGTCTAAAATTACAAATCCAAATTTATCTTTTAATTTATCTACTCTCTTTTTAATTGTCTGTAACATTCCAATAGTTAAATTACCTATCTCAAAATAACCTGCTCCATATTTACTTACATCTTTAATTAATAACCTTTTATTTATTCTATCAATCCATTGATACATTAAATCTTTTGTATGAACTATTACTAAAGCTGGCTGTTTAATTTCAGAAATTAATTTTAAAGCTATCTCGGTCTTGCCACTTCCACAAACTCCTACTATCAAACCCTGCTTAGCTTCAATAAAAGGATTAAGAGCAGATTGTTGATAATCCCTTAAAACAATTTTATCCTTAATATTTATTTTATTTAAAGTTAAATCTTTATACTGTAATTCATGTTCAATTTTATTTTCTAATAAAAAATCTACTAATTTATCTAAACCGCCTCTTGTTATTAATAAATCTTGTTTATTAGTATAAAATGATTTTAAATTCCTTAATACACTTTTATTCCTAAAACCAAGTTTAAGGTTTTTATAATAGGTAGGATTACGATACAGAAATAATGACTTAATCTCACCAACTATTCTTGGATCTAACTGAGAAACATCTAAATAGATAAAATCGCTAATTCTTATTTTTACTAAGTTACTCATTATAACTACCCTAATTATAATTATAATAATAGATTAAAAAAAATTAATCAAAATAAAAAAGGCCATTAAAAACAGCCTTTTTTAAAATAATAATTTTAAATATAATTATTGCTTATGTGGTTTACCTCCGATCAAATGAACAAAAACTTCATGAGCAATTATTACTGATGGCCCAGTCCATAAATAGAACAAAGCTTCACTCCAGTTATTTGTAGCTATAAATTTATTTAAAAAAGCTACAACTAATCCTAACCCTAATGGAATTAAAATTCTAAATCGTTTAGGAGCTTGAGCAAATAGATTTATTCTCCATAAAGCTGGTATCTTTAATAAGGAAATAAAACCAGTTAATAATAAAGTAACGCCTGCTAAATATAAACCATCTTCAATTGATTTAATCCCAGTTAGGATTTCATTAACTCCAGTATCTATATTCGTATTAGGAGAAGCAAATAAAGGAGTAACAAAAATAAATAGCATTAAGAATAAAGTAATTGCTTTTAATCTCATTTATATCACCTCCTCTCTAAGCCCTCTTAATTAGTTTCTAAGAGGTTTTAATTTTAAGTTAAGGGATAACCCTATTTTATATATAAAGTCTTAACTGAGCTTATCCTAGTAAGGATTTTAAGATATTATACTGAGCTTAAAGACCTGGCAGTTACTTCTATCTCACCACTATCAAAGTAAAGTCTAAAACCTATTACTTCAAATTTCTCTTCTGACCAATTTAATAAATCATCTGTCATATCTATTACATCACCTATTTCTAAACTAATTGCATTTAACCAAGTAGTAAACTTTATAATCCAATATCTTTCTGTAAAATAATCTCTATAAGATTCAGCAATAAAGGTTATAGTAGAGCTATCAAATATATAATCACAATCTAATTTAAAAACTCTTGACCTTCCATACTTATTTGCTGAAGCTAAACAAGTTGCGTCGTTTTCAGGATTAAACTCATAAACTTTTGTAAATCTTTCTGTAGCATAATTTTTATAATAATTAAACCTAAAAACATTTCTTATTTGTGACAAAGGAGTTAAAAATATTTTTAAAGTTTCATATTTATAATTATCTTTATCAAAGCTCATTAACGAACTTGCTGAAGCATTATATCTATTTACTTTTGTTCTACCTAAATAATCCTCAAATATTCTAAGAAAAGATTGTTTAGCTAATCTATCTAAAAATTTCCAAGAATATTCTAATTTATATAATTGTCCTGCAAGCTCATATGCATCTGTTAATTCATCAATAGATTTATTTGCTATATCTTGATCTACTTGAAAAGTCAAACCAGTTTCTGGAGCACCAGAAAAAGTATCCTCAATTAAAATAGTTCCAGATATTAATTGTTGATTAATAATATGTTCTACCTTTTGGCTATTCTCATCATGAACATATAAAATATTACCAGGCTTAATGTTATCAAAAGTAATAGCAGAAGATTTAAACTGTTTATAAAAATCAAAAGTTGTTCTTAAAATATTAGATAATCTTATTTCATCTAACCAGCCATCAATATTTGCAGTCCCTAATCTTGAAGAACCAATCTTAGCATAAGTTAAACTCTTATCAGTTCTCCAAGGATAACCTAAATTACCACTTGTCCCTTTTAATACATTATCAATAAAAATCTCTAAATAATTTATTTGCCAATTAATTCTAAAATGATGCCAATCAGTTCCTAAACTTAAACCTGAAACATCAATAATTAAATTTTGTGTTCTGGTATCAACATCGCCAGATTCCCTCGTAAATCTTTGAAATCTTAATTCATTAGCTGTCGTGGTTTTATCCATTGATATATAAGAAAAAAATATTGTTGCAATTTCAATTCCTAATGCAATAAATAAATATTGGTTTGTATCTCCCCAAAAATCTGATGCTGCTTTAAACCAAAACTCGTAACAACCTTCATCACCAATATTTGAACTATTCCAAATATTATTTAAATCAGAACTTAAAATATCTATATAATCATTATTAACCCTAACAAATCTAAAAGCATTCTTTATAATACCAGTTTCTTCTCTCTCACATCCAACATTAGTTCCATGACATTGATTAGGAGTAGAATCAATAACATCTCCAGCACCAAAATCTAAATGCCAAAGAGCAATAGTGTTTATATCATAATCAAATTCCCAGGGTAAAGTTTGCCCATCTGTTCCATAATATAAATCTACTAAAGATAATTGATTTCTTAAAACCCCTTCTATTACTTGTAATTGTTTTTCTATTAATAAATTAGCAGTTCCAGTTATTAGGCCATTAGCATCATCAGGCTGCCCTTGAACTTGAATATTAAAATCAATAGCAAATTTTGCCAAGTATCCATTTATTACCACCCATACTTCATAAATTCTTGCAGTTTCTAATCCAACTGGCCCAAGAATATATCCACTAACATACCAGTCGTTCATATCTGCTGTTGCAGGAGTGCTTATAGATGTTGATTTTGTTATAAGGCCATCACCCTCAGAAAAAGCTAATGTTGCTCTAACATTATCATTAGAATCTGATAATACAATTAAGATTCCTATTGGAGCATTAGTGGCATGAGCCCTTGCATAAAAAAAAGCTGCATAAGGACCACTTTCAACTAAATCGCTCAAAAATGGAAGTTGAGAAAAATCAACATCTAAAAGATTATTAGTAGTAGTTAATTGAGCATAACTATTAAAATCTTTATCAAAGCTATTTTCAGGATTCCCTGCTGTATTACTTCCTCCAATCGCAGAAGGACGATGACCACAATGACCAATTAAACGATTTCCGAGTAACATGACATAAAAAGCACTTTCAGAAAATAATTCTGCCGTATATTCTTTTCTAATATAACTTACAAATTGAGGAATCCAATATAATCCATAATCAATAGATTTTATTTCGTGATCACAAATCTTAAAATAATTTTTTTGTTCAGTTAAATCAAATCCTCCCCACACAGCCTTTATCCCCAAAGTCCAATCATAACCATAAATAAAACCTTCTCTAAAATCCCCATAAACAGCAGTAGGGATTAAAGCGCTTAAATTATCTGTTGCTTTATCCCAAGTATCAATTGTATTCTCAGGTAAATCTTTATGCTTCTTAACAATAGCATCATCAATATAAAAAGTAAATTCTTTTCTATTTAAATTATAATCCCTTATAACTCCTCGGAAAACAATTATAGAATTTTCATATTTTAAATCTACTTTATCAAGCAATAATCTAACCTGCAAATATTTATTTTTAAAATTTCTATTTTCAGGATCAATTAAATAATCAGAAAACTTTTCTAAATTATTTATAATAATAGTTATATCAGCCATTTCAGCATAACCACAACCAAAACTTGCCTTTATTGATTGATCTAATGGAGCTATATCATCTATTAAATCTTCATAATAAGTTTGACCTATTATAATATTTCTTGCATTAGATAAATAAATACTCTCTTCTGGTATTTCTACTAAAACAAAAGGCTCAAAAGTTTTAATATCTTCAGTTAAATCTTGTATTTTTTCTGGTAATAATTTCATCTAATTTCTCTTAAAGTAATTGAATTTCCAAATACTTGTTCAAAATCATTTTCAATAGATAACTCTGCATTCATACATTTAACAAGTTTACTCAAACCTACTGGATCTTGAAAATAAAAATTTTGATAACCTAATTCTACTACATTAGCAATAAAGGTTTTAAACTTTCTATGCTCAGCCCAAAGCATATTCTGGAACTCTATTGAATTAATATTAACTGGCTGAGCTAATTTAACCGATCTAATTTTACCTGATTGTGATTCAGAAACAATCTGTCTTGCACTAACCGAAGGAGTATATGGCCATTCAATAGAAGCATCAAGTTGAAACTGGCAACCATTTTTAATTTCAAAATTAAGAGCAGACTGGCTATCTTCTACTGGATTCCATAAAACAAATTCATTATCATTTAATAGTTCTTTAACTTTATGATAACCAAATCCCCAAAAAGTTTCATCAGTTAAAGCGAGTATATCATCAGTAGTTACACCAGCAGCAATTAAACCTCCAGTAGCAGAATAAAAATAATCTTTAGATAACCCCACAATGCCACAACGCCCTACTACACCATCAGAACCATCTATTCTTAAAACTGGCTCAACTTCTGTTCTAATATCTATTTGATAATAAGTTACATCCATTAATATCTACCTTTTGCTTCTTCTTCTTGCAAGATAGGTATGACATCATCTCTAATAACTTCTTTTACTCCTCTTGGATCAAGAGAATGAATAGTAAAATTAATTTGCCTTCCAGCCTTACCTATCCCTGAAACTCCCTTTCTAACCCCTTCTGCAATATCAGCAGGAACAACCATTTCTCCTTTATGAATACCAGCTAGCATATTTCTTGGAATTTCCCATGAGCCTTCCTGAAAAAAACCACCAAGTAAACCAGAAATAGCATCTTTAATTCCACTTGCAATTCCTTTAACTAAAGCAATTATAATTTCATCTAAATTAGATAAAATCCCTTTTATTAAAGCCCAAACTATTTTAGGCATCCCAATAATAACAAATTTTACAACAGCAATAATTATAGAAGGAATAGATGCAATTACTTTTTGAATTATTAAAGGCAATAAATCAATAAACTTTTCTATAAGAAAAGCTATCATATCTGGCATTTCAATAAATATTAATTCTACAATAGCAGAAATTAATTCAGGCAATACCATTATAAAACCTTCTAATAAAATTGGAATAGCCTCTACTATTGCCCACATAATAGTTGGAAGTTGTTCTATTAATGCTAAAACTAAAATAGGAATCTGCTCAGCTAACACAACTGCTAATTCTGGAATAAATTCTGCAAAAGCTTTAATTAAGATAGGTAAAGTTTCAACTACCTTTTCTACTAATACTGGAATCCATTCTATAATTTGAGCCATTATTTCTGGCATTCTAGCTATAAAATTATCAATAGCTTTCATCATACCTTGAACCATAGCTTCAACTCCAGTTGGCTCTCTTTCTATTACTCCTCCAGCACCAACTCTCATTGGAGCTTCACCTCCATCTTCCATGCCAGCTTCAAATAATTTTCTTACAAATCCCCAAGCACTCATAATACCTTTTTGTAATATTGGCCCAAGAGTTTCTCCAGCTTTACCAAATAATTTAATAACAGCTTGTCCATATTTTCCTAAAGAATCCCACACTTTTATCATTGCTCCTTTAAAGCCTTCCCAAATCTCTTTTAAATCTATCCCTATTTCTACAAAAGCTTTTTTAGCACTTCCAACAAATTTTCTCCATAATGGTTCTGATTTTTCTAAAGATTCTAAAAACCTAAAAAGAGTTTCTTCGCTCATTGCTTTTATTTCTTTTCCAGTTTGTTTTAAACCACTTGGCAAATCTATATTAAATCTTTTAGCTAATACCTCTAATTGTTTAATTAATTTCTCAACTGACTCCTCTCCTTTTAAACCCCACTTAGCAGTTAATATACCTAACCCTTCCATGCTTTCTTCTAACTCTCCTAAACTATATGAGTATTCAGCTAATTTATTAATCGTTCCTTCCATATCTTTTTCTGCACCTGGCATTATTCCAAAAAACTTTTTAACTGGATCTGGAATTTTATCTCCAACCTTACCTACTTTTTCAAGTCCTGTAAATAAAGCTCCAAAGAAATCTATAACAGCTTTACTAACTTTTATTATAGCCTGAGCAACAGCTATTAACATTGAAGGCAACTCAGCCATAAATTCCCCAAATTTACCAATTACTGGAATTACTAAAAGCATCGCCTTTGTTAAATTATTTTTAATTATTTTAGAATTTCTACTAACAGCATCAGCTAAATTATTAACAGAAGGTATTACTACACCTTCTAACATTTCTTTTATTATATTTCCAAAAAAGCTTTCTTTTATAGAAATAAATAAACCTTCTAATGAAGATTTTAAAATTGTAAATTGACCAGCTAAAGTATTTAATTCAATTTCAGCTATTCTTTTAGAAGTTCCACCAGCATTTTCCAACTGATTAGTAAATTCACTTAAATGTTCAGAGCCACGATCTACAATAGTTATCATACCTGTTGCTGCTCTTCCAAAAAAGTCAGTCATTTGAGCAGCAGAAAAATTAGCTTTTTCAAAATCTTTTACTATTTCTACAAAAGGACGCATATTTCCATCTGCCTCAAGAACAGTAATACCAAGTTTCTTAACCATCCCTGTTACAGGATCGGCAGTCTCTAATAATTTTCTTAAAGCAAATCTTAATTGCGTTCCTCCCATCGATCCTTCAATTCCAGCGTCACCAAGAGTTCCTATTATAGCAGCAGTTTCTTCAAGAGATAAACCTGCTGCCTTTGCTATTGGGCCAACATATTTTAATGATTCTCCTAAATCAGTCATTGTTACTTTAGCTGATGTAAAGGTTTTAGATAAAATATCTGATACTTCTAAAGTCCTTGAAGCTTCAAGACCAAAACCTCTTAAAACACTTGCAACAATATTTGTTGCTGTCGCTAAATCAGTTTTACCTGCTGTTGCTGCTGCCAATAAACCAGGCATAGCATCCATAATTTCATTTACTTGAAAACCTGCCATAGCTAATCCAGTCATTGCTTCTGAAGCTTGTCTTGCCGACCATTCAGTATCTCTTCCTAATTTTAAAGCTAAGTTTCTTAACTGATCAAAATCTTTTCCTACTGCTCCAGAAATAGCTCCAACTCTTGCCATAGCTTGTTCAAATTGTGCTCCCATTTTTACAGAAGCATATCCAACAGCAGCAACTCCAGCTACCCCAGCAATAGCAAATCGCTTACCCCAACGATTAACAAAATTACCTAATCCTTGGAATCTTCTTGATATTCGCTGAGTAGTAGTATCCACTCGTTGAGCAAAATACCTAATCTGTTTATCTGCTTGTGTTAAACCCTTATTAAGCTGATCTATCTTTGCTTCGATATAAACAGCAAGAGTTCCTAATGAAGTGGTTTCAGCCATTTACTCCTCGTAAAAAGGTAACTTAGATTTAGCTTGCTCTAAAGTTAAACTTCGTTCTCTTCCTTTTTTCCCTGACATAAACTTTGCAACTATTCCTTTTTTTGGATTCTTTTCAGGAACAGATAATAAAGAAGATAAAAAACTAAAATTTGCTTGCCCTATAAACATAAACTGATCTAAAGTTAAATCAAGTATTTCATCTATCTTCCAGCCAGTAATAAAAAGCATCCCAAATACTGCTGCCAGATCAAGCTTTAATCCACCTTCAACTTTATTATCTTGCTTAGTGAATCGCTCGTTCTCCTGACCTGGCTTAATAAAAAAGGGATTGCCAATTCTAAGAGCGAAGAAAATTCAAGATTATCTAAAATCCAATCTTGCTTTTCTTTTAAAATAGTTTTCTTATAATCTTCCTTTTTAAAATCCTCATCTTTCAAAAAGAAAAAAGCAATCAATTCCGCCATTCGCTCGCTTGCTATTCTTGGAATAACACTAATAAATATTTCAATTAATTGATTAATCGAAATACTTTTAAAATCAAGACCTTTAAATTCATTAACCTGAGAAACTAATCCAACGATCTCTTGAATCAAAGGTATTTGCTTGCGAAGCGAAGGTTTAGGAATGATTACTTTTTCACCCCTGATAGTAGTTACTTCTAACTCATCAGGCAAGATAATTTCAGTAATATCTTTTATCTCATTTAATTTCTTTTGAGTTTCAGTTAAACCCTTTTCTCGTGTGTTATCTTTCATAGGAGTCAACTCCTCTCTTTAAACAAAAGATTAACAATTAATTAAGCCTTTTTCCTTACTATCTTAAAAAGCTGTTGCTGAGAAGCTAAAGCATCTCCGTTCCAATCTACCGTCTGCCTAACAGCATTAAAAGTATAAGGAAACTCATGTGGATCATCTCCGTGCTCAATAGCAACCTCACCTGAGCCCCTTGCTGCCCAAAAATAAGTTTCAACAGTATGCCCTACAGGTAATTCATGTCGAAACATAAGAGCAACATTAGAGACATCCATATCTCCACCAAAACCAAGCGTAGCCTCAGTAGCATCTTCAGCAGTTACTCCAGCACCTAAAGCCCAGGCAAGATCTCGTAAACTCCATTGCAAACCCCTAAAAGTAAGTGAAATCATTTCCTTTCTTGCAAAGCTCTTTATTAACGCTGCCGGAGTTCCTTGTTCTACATCTACAACTTCCCTTGTTATAGTTAAAGTAGAACCTGAACGAACTGCTCCTACTTCCACAGCAGGAGTGCTACCTACTGGCCCAAGAAAAATAACACCTGGCCCAAGAGATATATCATCAGTATCATAAGTTGGCATATTAAACATCTTGTATCACCTCCTTTCCTTCTAAATATTTCTTATAATTAGAATCAATAAGTTCATTAATAGCACCGCATCTTCTGCATATATTACTTACTCTACCACCTTCAATCCAAAGATATAAATCTTTATACTTAATTCTTATTACATTTTTATTTGGATCTGAATAGCCAAGAACGAACCCACAAGTCTCACAAAGCCATTCCTTTACATTCTCTTTAAAAAGAGCAGGTATATTACTTTCGTGATCTAAATTCTCTTTATCAGTTTTACTACCCATTTTCCTGCCTGATAATAAACCTTATCAATATCATCATATAATTGAACAGGTCTCATAGTTTCTTGCATAATGAACATTCTATCGGTATCTCGATAAAGCCACTTTTGTAAAAAATCAAATATTAAATCATAAATCGCAGAAGCCTCATTAGCACTTGCCCTTGAATAAGAATTTATAGAACAGGGTAAAACTTGAAATTTAGGAATATCCTCATCTGCATAACCGCCAGTATCAAATTCTATATTAGCACAAGGATAAATAGGATTTTTAATAGAAACTAAATGACCAGGATAAAAATGATTGTAAATATAATTTGTAATAGCAGTCTCACCAATTATACTTTTTCTAATATCTTCGATCAATTTGTTCATTTAAACATAATCCCCGCACGGGTTCTATGGCGACCCATAGTTTGAATTATTTCTTTTTTAATTTCTTTTCTTTTATTTTCAAGCGAACCTTTTAGGAAATCTCTTTTAATCATTAAAGGAGTTCCTAATAAAACATAAATAGCCCATGCACAAATTCTTTCATCTATCCAAGCTTTATGTTCACTTTTAGTTTCAAAATGAAAGTCTTCACTTCTTTGAGCACTTTTTAAAACTCCTGATTGAGAATGAACTGCCCAATAAGGAGAATGCAATGATTTACCTTTTGGCCCATGTCTTTTAGCGTAAGGATGATCTAATCTTCTTAAATCAGCAAGAGAATGATCAGTTAAAGAAATATTTTTAGTTACTTCTTTATCTAAAATTTTACCTGCCTTTTCAATCGCCACCTTTCTACCTTTATCAAATACTTTTTGTGTAGTATTAAGATTCCCCAATACTACATTTAAACCTCTTACTCCTGTTTTAATTGCCATTTTATTTACTTAATTGAAGTATCTATTACTGTTCTTCCAAGATTCTTTTCTGACAGATAATTTAACATCTCATCTAAGAAAGGAATAAAAGGATGTTCCTTTGGAATTAAACTTTTCATTTCCATTCCAAGTTTTAAAGCTTCTTCTAAATGAATAAAAAATAATTCTTTTCTTGGTTGCCAATAATTATTATCTTTCTGCATAGCAGTATGCAAATATTCAATCCCCTTTGGTCTATCGCCATCATTTAAATAATGCAAAGCTAAATTAAAATAAGGTCTGCTATCTTCTGGATTATCTTTCATTTGCATTTGATTAAGTAAAAAATATTCATTTAATTTTCTACTAACAAATCTTTGATCTTTCATAAATCCTTTATGGTAAGTTAAAAATGGAGCAATACCCATCTTAGGATTTTCTATTTGCTTTAAACTATTTTCTAATGACTCGTGCACTCTACCTTCATAATAAATTTCAGATAAATTTCTAAATAATCTTACATGTTCAGATGGAACTTTCCTTCCATCTTTCTGTAAGTTTACAAACATAAATAACCAAGCAATAAAATCAGTTTCAACCATCTGTAATAAAGGCGGGAAAGGAGGCATCTCTTCATCAGGATCAAGATGTAAAATCCATTCTTTAGTTGCTTTACTTTTAGCAAAGTTCCTAGCATCAGAATAATTTTTATTCCATTCATAATCATAAACTTCAGCTCCATACATTTTAGCAACTTGTTTAGAATTATCTTTAGAGCCAGTATCCACATAAATTATTTCATCAACAAAACTCCAAACTATATCAAATAATTCATATAAAGCAAATTCTTCATCTTTACCTACTATACATAAAGATATTTGATTATTCTCATTCCATTCATTTAACTGCAATTTACTTTCATCAATCAAATGATTATAATCTTTTGCACCAATTAAATCTTCTCTTTTATCTTTATCTATGCCAGAATAGAAATCAAATTTATCTTTACATATTTTCGGATCTGAATATCCATAATGTTTAACCCTTACTCCAGAATACCTACTATTAAAAATAGGAAACATTGGAATATTCCCACAATGCAAACCTTGATCATTACCAAGAGTTATTTCTTGATTAGGTAAATTTTTAAATAAACGAAAGCCACTCATGTTACCAAATATCCCATCTTTTCTATAAAACTTTTCTCCTCTCCAAAAAGTATAAAAGAATAATCTAAAACATTGAAATTCTGGATTAACCGGTTTAATTAATCTATGAGCATAATCATAATCAAACTTATCTTCTAATACTTCATCACCATCAATAGAAATAATCCAATCAGGATGCCTATCCTTAGCCATTTCTAAAAGTTTATTTCTATCTCTACGCTCATTAAAATCTAAATCTTGACTTTCTAATTTAGCTACTTTAGGAAATTCTTTAACTATATTTACAGTATTATCTTTAGAACCATCATCAAGCACAACTATTTCATCAGCAAATTCTGAGGTTCTAATTAAACTTCTTTTTATAAACTCTTCACAATTTTTAATTCTATACATAGCAACAAGTTTGCCAGTATAATCTTCAACATGATATTTTCTATAATATTTAGATTTATTGTTTACCCCTCTTTTATTATCAGGAAATTCACTATCTAAAGTTTTATGACCAAAATGATGTATAAAAACATCACCTGCTAAAACAGCTTTATATCCTTCCATTCTACCTCTAAGAATTATATCATTATCATCATAACCACCAGGATCAAAATCAGTATCAAGTAATCCTATCTCATCTATTACTTCTTTTTTAATTAATAAACATAAGCCAGATAAAAATCCTACTTCTGCCCATCTTTCAAAATTCTCTTGAAAATATTGATCCCCTATTTGGTCTAAATTATTTAAATAATATTGAGGCATATCTGCTTTTTGCAAACCAGCTACTATATTTGAGGACGGGCCAACAAAGCCAATCTTTTTTATATTTAATTTCTCAGGCGCCTCCTCATAACACTTAATTAATCTTGTTAACCAATTAGGAGTAACTATAACATCATTATTTAATAATAGATAAAAGCCTGTTACTTTAGCCATTCCTAATCCCATATTTGTAGCTGATGCAAATCCTTTATTATCAGCAAAATGAAAAACTTTTATATTGTTTAATTTATTTTTTAAACCATTTAAATAATCAGTTGTTCCATCTGTAGAGCCATTATTAATTACTATTAATTCATAAGGAATCCCTTGAGTATTTTTAATTACTGAATTAATAGCTTGCACAGTATATTCTAATTGATTAAATACTGGCATTATGATTGACACTTCCGGTAAATTAGAGTTCTTCAATATTCACCTCCCAATGATGTTCTTTTGAATAACCATTAACTAAATTTGGCGGATCAACTACTTTATAAGAAATAGAATTTATTTTAACAATATCTTCTCTTAAAAAAGAATAAGAAGAATCATACATAGCAATTAATTTAAAAGGATTTTTTTCTGAACTACCAGGCATTAAAAGTATTCCATCTCCAATAGATTTTTTATATTTCCTTGCTTTAATCCCTGACTTAATTAATCTTTCAGTTTCATTAGGCTCACCAGTTCTTAAAGCATCTTTAATTCTAATGCTACCCACAACGCTTTCATCTATAAATCCAGAAGAAAGTATAGAACTAATATTAGTAAAAGTTTTTTCTCCTTCTCTAAATCCATTTGCAGTAAAAGTAAAAACTTCAGAATCAGGAGAACCAGCAACGGTTCCATTAACAGTTATAGTTCCAGTGCCAGTAGAAGCTCCAGAAATTTCTATTATTAAAATCTCTCCAGTTGGTTGATAATCTACATACATTGTAGCAGTTATTATTTGATCAAGCAAAATATCTGTTTTACGATATAAATCAATTTCTGTATTCAATAAATGTTTCATTAAATTATTGCTCTTTGATATTTTTTTAAAATAGAAATAGTATCAGGCATAAATCCTGCTCCTAAATCTTTTTGCTTATAAGAATAATCACCTATTTTTTCAGATAAAAACTTTTCGTGATCTACTTCATTTAATAAACGATTAGTTTCTCTTTTAACTACTAATTGAATATCATTAGGAATTACAGCATATCCAGCTTGATATGAAATTTCTATTGTAGCAATTCCTTGAGTAAAATATTGACCTGGCTCTAAAGTATAAGCTTCAACTCCTCTAAGATATTTTTTACCTGCTCCTTTTAAAGCTATCTTTCCATTTTCCCAAAAATGATAATCTAAACTTGAAACTGGAGTGTCATCACAAGTTAAAGCTATTACAGATTGTAAAGGCCATTGTTTAACCAAAAATATTTGTTCCCAAGCATAATCTACATCTAATACTTGATCATAATAAGTAATCCCTAATGACCTTCCAATAAAAGATTCAGTAGCAAGAGAAACTCCATCTAATATATCACCTATCTGAGTATCCCAAGTGCTCAAGGTTATACCAGCATAAGATTTAAAACTTGCTAATGTAACTAATCTGCCCCAAGGCTCTGCTGGTAATGCTGGAAGTTCTACTGGCATTTTAACTCCTTAACTAACAGTTACCTCTTTTGTAGCTGTTTGACTTTCTCCTTGTATAAAAAATGTAAAAGTATAAGTATCAGCATCAAGGAACATTGGCCTTCTCCACCTACCATTTACATTTGTCATAGCCCATCCTTTTCTATAAGTAACCGATCTATTCCCGGCATCATAATCTGTTTTTAGATAAGCCCATATTTCAACATTATCTAATGGAACTCCGCTTCTAACTACTCGCATATTATCTGACCCACCAGTATTATGATCAACAGATATTCCACCACTTCCAGCAGATGGTAAAGCTTCAACTACATCTAAAGTTTGAGAACCTAGCATTAAAGATTCTAATGAAAATTCCCCTAACGGACTTGGATCTGGATTCTCAAAACCAGAACTAGGGAATGGCCTAACATCACCATAACCATCCTTATCAGTATCAGGACTTCCACCTACTTCATCAGCAGCACACTCCGAAGCTCCCCAATGATGACCAGAAGAAGCCTCATCAAAATAAACATCACAAGCTTTCATAGATAATCTAGTAATTGTATGTTTTACAGCAGCAGCAGCAACATTAGCTATATAAACAGCAGTTTTGCATTTTAAAGCTTCACCATCAATAACTTTATTTCTAACCGCTCCATCATCCCATAATTTAAACCCTATCGAGCCAGAATAATCACTTCCATCTGCTCCTACATTAAAAAATGAATTTCTACCACAAATAAAAGCTGTAGCTCCTTCATCAGTCTCCATAGCAAAACAAATTCCATTTACTACTGAATTAATCGCATATAATTCTTCAAAGATACAGTTAGTTGCATTATACATTCTAAAACATCCTGTAGCTCCAGATGAATTTAAAATTTTTCCACCAGTAACATAAATTTCAGTATCAGTATAACCAGGAGTAGAATTATAAATTTCTAAACCCCAACCACTTTGATTTTGAATAATAAAATTACCAACTAAAGCATAAAAACCTTTTCCAGTTAATTGCCAGTTTACATTCCCAAAATCACCAGTCGCAATAATTATATCACCTCTACCAGAAACAACTCTACTTAAAGCCTCAGCAAAAGTTAAAACTGGATAAGAATAATTACCTACATTATTATCATTTCCATTTGGATTTAAATGTATTCTATTACCAGTATATTTTAAAATTGAATAGGTTCTTAATAAACTAATCATTTATTCTTCTTTCTCCTTAAACTTTATTTTAATTTTTTTATCTAATTTAACTTTTCCTTTTGCTTCATCTTCTAAAACAAAATCTTTTAATTTATTACTACCAAAATTAGCAATAGCATTTAAAGCTTTTTTATCTTTAATTATTCTTTCTCTTAATTGAATAACTGATTGCGTAGGTTTAAATAATTCTGGATCTTTTAATAATCTTTTTTGTAATTCTTTTGCATGAGTTAATAACCATATTAAAAAATTATGAATATCTTGGTCATTAAAATTAAGTAATTCATTTGTAATAAATACTAAAGAATCATCATCTAAATCTATCAATAAATTATCTAACTCTTCTAAATGCTTTTCCCATTTTCCATAACACCAATTATGAGAATTTACTTCCAAATAATCAGCAAGCCCAATAATCAACTCATTAGTAGAAGTTCTTAATTTTTGTAAAATTCTAAAAGCATTAAACATAATATCACCCCTTCACCTTATTCAAATTATCTAAATAACCCCCGGAAGATTGCTGAGGAGAGTTTGCTGGATCAAAAGCCCACATATCTTGAGGATTATTCCTATATGAAAAATTATCAGAAAAATGCGTATCTCTCCCCAAAACCGTTGCTTCAATATAAACCTCATATTGGCCTAAAGTTAAACCAGCTAAAGAAATCGGATAATAATAAAAACCAATAGTTTCAAATTGTTTTTGAGGTTCCGCTTCTAATATCTGATTTAAACTTCCATCTATTTGTGAAATCCAATATAAAATTAAATTAATATCAGTAGGATCAACAGCAGTTCCATCTGATCTTTTAATAGCTATTGAAACAGGAAAATAAGCATCACCATAATTGGCTATACCAATCATCTTAAATCTCCTCTAAGCAATAAATCATCAACAATAGCACTACTTAATAAATCACAACAATCACAATCAGGATCACAATCACTTATAATTAAATCAGCCATATATTTAGAACTCTGATTTGAACTTCCAGCCATATAAATATGTATTCTATTTATTAAATCAAAACTATCATGCCTAAATCCAAGATCAGAAAGTTTAGGAGTTTCCATATCATCTACATAAAAATCATACTTTTTATTTGGAATATCTAATTTAATTTTACAAGCAACCCAATCATCATCAACACCAGCAAATCCAGTAGAAAGATAAGAACCCCCACCTTCTCCATTTCCATTAAAAGCTTGATAATATCCAGAATGATAACCAACTAAACTTGCAATCAAACTATTCTTGAAAGAGTATATATAAGGGCAAGCTTCATTTTTATTAGAAGTCCGCCATTCCCATCTTAACCACTGAATTAAATTTTCACCACCCGTTAAATCTTTATCTGCCCTACTATAAGTCTGGGATATAAAATGACCATCAATAGTTTTTCTTCCCTCAAACTGGACTGAATTCTGGATTAATGGAGAATCCCATCCATTCGCTGGTTCCCAATCTCGTTGCCCAATTAAATTACCTAAATCATACTCACTAAAAATGTCATAAAGAATGACTGCCATATAATCTTTTCCTTAATAAATCAAAATTAAAATTAGGATAAATTATTTTAAAATCATTTTCTTTTGATTTTAAATTCTTATCAGTTATTTCTATAATCTCTGAATTTTTCTTTAAATCAATTAACTCTTGTTGTTCTAAATTAATTGTAATTATAGCAGAAAAGAAATCCTTACTATAAAATACACCAAAATTCTTATCAGAGATTTTAATAGGTTTAATAGAATTAAGATTACCTAACTCATCATCAGTTTTAATAACTTCAGATATAGTAGGTAAAATAAGATTAACTATCATTATTTCTCCAAAATCCCTGCAATAATTTTCTTTCTTGACATTCCAATTTTTACTTTCTTGCCTACTACTTTTTTATAAGTATCTTTTAGCTCTACAATCTTCATCTTCTCTAAGACTGCTAAAGATAACTTATCAGGAACTACACTATCAGGAACTCTTATTGGAGTTTTATCTTCAATAAGCTTATAACCAGATTTTAAAAGAAAATCCTTTGTTTCCTTTTTTCCACATTCACATCTTCCTTTTTTTACTACAACAGTTTCATAATAAGTATGCTCTTTAAACATTGGAACTTTTTCATAATTTTTATTAAATAATACAAATCCCATCTTTTTTCTCCTTTCTTTTTTTAAATTAAATTTTAGCTACCTACTAATCCCGCTATTGCTATGACCCCTTATTATAGCACCTCGCTAAAATTATGAACCAGTAATACCAATCAATTTTGCACAGGTTAAATAATTGCGCATTACTAAAACCTCATCACAATAAATATCAAAAGCATCTGACTGCGAAGTGGTTTTAGCTAAAGGCAATATAGTAACCTTAGTCAATTCTGATATAAAGCAATGATCAGTATCAATTACATAAAGGGTAGAAGTTCCACCAGAAACTTCATCCGTTACAGCAGATCCATCCCACGCTTGAGTATCAGGAATCTCCGTGCTTCTTAAAATCGGTATCCCATTATAAGTCGGAACCTTGAAGCCACCTTTAATCTCTATCTTATCTACAAACCTTTGCTGAGCTTGTAGCAAGGCATTAATCTGCCTGGAAGTCCGCTTACTACAAAGAATTAGATCAGGTTCATGAATACAAGTATCAATAACCTCATCTAACTTTGCCAGAGTAATAGATTCACCAAGAGTAACAGTAGTCATACCTACTGCCTGAGAAGAAGGAATTAGAATATCAAGGCCATCAAATTCCAAAGCACTGCTTGAAACCGATCCCTTAAAAAGCCCATTCTCTTCTTTCTTACGAAACTCTAAAGTTGCAGCTTCAATTTCCTGAGCAGCAATATTAGCATAACTACGCCCCTGAGCTTGCAATCTACGACTAATAACTCCATTATAAGCAATAGTCTTATAAGGAAAATTAACCTGAGCAAAGCTTCCGCCAGATTGATTAAGTGTCCCAAGATCACTAACAAATTCAGCTCCAGTTGTTCCCGGTGTTCTGCGGTTCTGATAAAAAGCATCACCAGACCCAGGCTTTCTGGGAAGATTCATTCTCAAAGGATTTTTATACTCAACCATCTGAGCAATAACCTTATCAATTTCTGGCTGTCTTAAAATAGAACCAGCAGCAGTAACTCCAAGAGCTTTAATTATTCTCTCAATCTTTCCACGAAACTCGGGAGTATCCATCATTTTAAGATCCATTTAGTTTCACCTCCTTTCATTTAAGATTATTATAAATTGCTATTCTGTTTCTTCTTGCCCTAAGAGCAATTCAACTTTAGCAATAGGATCAGCATTTTTATACTCCTCTGACTCAAGGAGTTTCTTAGTCGGTTCTACTTTGTCGTCAACTTCTAATGTTGAACGATCTTCATTATTTACAGTAGTTTTCCTTATAGGAATTTTATTTTCGATAGTGTCCTTTATTTCAGCTATCGTTTTTGATAAATCTGCGATCTTCTGCTCATTAGCAGTTTCCAGAGCTTGATCTAAAGATTTAATTACTCCAGATAATTGAGTTTCTACCTCACCCAATTTTTTTGATATTTTAGAAGTATCAACATCCAGCATTAATTTCTTTTCAGGCGAATAACCATACTGAGTAAAAATACCCATTAGCAAAGACATAGCCTTCTTGAGAACTGGAATATTTTTTGGAGCAAGTTTAGCAATTTCAACAACTGATATTTTCTGACTCTTCTTAGTTGGTAACTTAAAATCCTCATAACCGGGGACTTTATGCTCAGTTAACAAACCAGCAAGAGTAGATAAACAATCATTTATTCCCTTAACAATTTTGCTTTCCTGCTTCAAAACTACTTCCTTATCAACCTTATCCTTTTCTGAATCATCCATTGCATCTTGGTCATCTGAAGTATCATCATCAGTAGTTTCATCATTGCTCTTAACAGTTACCTCAAAATCATCAAGCTCTTCAGGATTATCAGGTAAAGAATCATCAAGATTCTTTTGAGCTTTTTGCTCATCAGTCAGTTCAATATCCTTATCATCCATGCTATCACCTCCTTTCTTTTTCTCGACTATTTTATAATCCAGTATTCGCCCTACTGGATGATCAAACTTATGATTAAAAAATACCAAACCCTTTGGAGGTTTCTCCATATAAACTTTCATTGCTTCTTTAAAAGCAATTGGTTTAATAATTTCATTTAATAAATTTTTAGCATCAGTTGATACATAACCTTCAATTATTTTATTCTTTTTATCAATAACAGTAATTACAGCTTCTTTATCTGCCGGAATAGTTACTATTGAAATATCTCTAAGGTCAACCTTATCTACTATTATTTTATGTTTTTCACTAACCTTATCCCCGATATAAATTATATCTTCACCTTCAGTTGGCCTACCACTCCAGGAAAAAGCAGTAATATAGCCTTTAACTATCTTTTTCCAAATATCATTATCTTCAATTTTTACCTTTACCCAAAGCCCACCATTAAATTTAAGAACGCTATCTTTTCTTACAAAATGCATCATAACCTTTCCGCCTTTACCATCATCACATTTAATAACTAAAAATTTCTTTTTATTAGCAGGTGAATCTACTAATGAAACTTCAAATGTAGTTAAATCAATTAATCTTCTAACTTTCTTTTTAGCCATCTTCTACCTCCACTTCTTCTTCTTTAACTCTTGAAATTCCTTGAACTGAATAACCAGTTATTTCTCCAGATTTAATTGCTTTCCAAATTTCCTTATCCAATACCTTAGTAGTTATTAACCAAGAATTTTTTTTAATTTCATAACCATCTATTTTAAAATTAACAGGAGCGATATAATTTTCTAATATTTTTAATGAAGAGGGAAACATCGAATGCATTAAACCTAATGTTGCAAAATCCTGCATAAATTTAAAACAAGTCTTTCTTATCTCTTCAGCAGATATAATTTCACCCTGACCATCAATAGTCTCAGGCTCAAGAACTACACCTGTCACTAACTGCTCATCTTCTTTAGCTTTATAAATAGGAACAAATCTATTAAAATGTTCTTTAGTATCATCTGGTAATTGTTTTTTTACTTCCTCTGGTAAATCTTTATAACCAATAGCTTTTAAAGCTTTTAAGGTATCAGGATTCCAAATTATATTTATCTTTTCTTTTTTAGCTTTCTCTTTTTCTTTCTGCTGATCATGAGTAGTTATATATGGCTCTTGAGTTTTAATAGGTTTATTTATTTTCCACCATTCATCAGGGACTTTTTCATAATCCTCTCCACTTATTAACGAAATATTATACCTACCATTTAAACCCTTATTCTTTTTAAAGAAGAGAAAATATTCGTGATAATCAGTTTTTTGAACCCCATAAATTGCTAATCCAGAATCTACATAATCAATTCTACCAGCAGTTTCTTCAGTAGCACCAGCCTGACCAACCTCTGCAAAATAAGTAGGTTTTTTAGAGCTTACTAAATGCAACCATTTTAAATTATGTAAAGGTCTTTTTTGTGCAGATATATTACTTTCATCATCAAAGAATTTATTTTTTAAAATATCTTCAACCCTACCATCTTTTAAAAATTGAATAATAGCCCCTGGAGTATTTAAAGCCCAATCAATTAATAACTTTTTATCAGATAATAATATTCTTAAATCTAAATGTGCATTACCTCTATTGATTAAAACATTCATTAAACCAGCTAATTCATTTTTCTTTGGAGGTTTTTTACTAATAAATTTACTTATTACTTCTGAAACTTTTCCACCAGTATCAGAAGCTTTTTGAGCACTTGCTTTTAATTTACCTAAATCATTTTTTAAAATAGCTATTTTATAATTACTCCAAAGTTTTCTTAAAGCTTTATTAGCCTCATCATCAGGCAATCGTTTAATCTTTTTTAAATTAGTTTTAATATCATTAATATCCTTTTCACTCCAAATCCCTCTACTGTGCTTTTGAATAACAAATTTATTAGTTTTAATTCCTTCTTGCTTAACCATATAAGGATTAGTATTTTTTTGTTTTATCTCTTCATCTTTAACTAAAAGCTCATTTTTAACATTATCTTTATTATCTTTTTCTATACTTTCAATTATATCTAATTTCTTTTTTTCTGCATCAATCTTTTTAATAATAGGAAATAACCAACTATAAGGAGTTTCACCAGCCTCAATTTCACGCTTTTTTATTTCCTCTAAAACAAAAACATAAGCGTTAATTAAATCTTCTTTATTAAATTTATTTAATTCTATATTAATCATTTTTAGATACCGCCTCAAATAACTCTTTATTCCATTCTTTATAATCTTCTGGCTTAAAAACAAATTCCCTTTTAATCATTTCTTTATAAATCTTTTTAGCTAATTTAACAACTTGTTCTTTAGTAAATTTAAACTCTTTCTTGTCTTCCTTTATAGTAAAATACCAATCATTAATAATTTTCCAATCATCTACTAATTGCTCATCTATAATTTCTTTAGGTTCATATTCATCTATATCTTTTATTTTAATTTCAATTTCTCCTATTTCTGGTTTATTTAAAGCCCCACCTGCATTAGAAATTCCTAAAGCTTTCTGAACAGATTTATCATAAATTTCATGTAATAATCCATGAAGCTCTAATAAATCTTTATCAGAAATAGTTTTTAAATAATCTGAATTTATTTCATTTAGTTTCATCTTCTTCTTCAATTGAAATTACTTTACCAAAAGTAGAGGAAATAAATTTATTATCTTCTAAAACTGTTTCTTCATAATAAACAGCTTTTTCTTTATCCACCGCATTATAATCTTTATCAAAAAAAGTAGTTATAGTTTCTTTCTTACTCATTAAAATAATTCCTCAAAAAATTTAACCCGCTTTGGATGATTCTTAATAAACTTTTTATTACCTTCTAACCATAAACTAAAAGAATGTGAAAAATCTTCAAAATCAGATTTTAAATAACCTTCTGGTAAATCTAATGCAGTAAACTTTTCCTTACTAACAAGTGATTTAAAACTATTAGCAGTAGTAGGATTAGTAATTGCGTAAGCATGTCCAAATTCATGATATAAAGTTAAAGCATCAGCGTCTTTATATAACTTTACATTTTTTCCTATATCACAAGTTCCAGTAATATTAGCTTTACCCCAAGGAGTTTTAGCTGTTTCTTTTTTGCCATAAATCTTAACCGAGTTAACAGCTTTCTGAACTTCTTTTGGCATTTCTCTAAAACTTTCTATTAACAAAGCTTCAGGGAAAACTTTTTCACCACCTTCTAAAAATTGCATTCTTGGATATATAGAATTACTAATAAATTTTACTTCTGGATCAAACTCTACTACACAATAACAATATCCATTACATCTTGAAGTTCCATCACCAGGCCAGGCAGGTAAATCATGTCGGGTTTTATAAGGATTACCAGCTTCAAAATCTGCACAATCAGGGCAAGACTTTCCAGATGTAGTTCTCCAGAAACACACAGAAACATCCCACTCAGAAGCAGTTACTTGTTTTTTAACTGGTTTTAATCCAAGCCTTTCTCTTGCTTCTATTTCAGTATCAATAGCTTTTCCTATTTCTTCTCCAAATACTGCATTAGCAACAGACCAAATAGCTGCACTGTATAAATTTACACGATAATCTAAACCTTTAACTGATTTAGTAACCGCTTCTTTAGTTTTTTTAATATCTACATTTTCTTTATATAATAAATCTAAATCATCAGTTAATCGTTTATTAAGGTTTTTAAATAACTTCTTTCTTAAAAACTCCTCATTCCATTTTAATCGCTCTTTAATTATTTTTCTAATCTCTTGATTAGTCAAATAAGTTTCTCCAGTAATTTCAGATGCTGCTTTCTGAGCTACTCTTGCAGTATGATAAAAATATTTTTCTGCTAATTTAAGCCAGTTTGTTAAACATATATCAGTCTGCTTATTTATTTCCTTTATACCCTGGGTTTTAGCTCCTTCAAACTTTGTAAAGAATTTAATTACATTATCAGTCATTCTATCCCAATAACCAGATAATTTATTATTATAATTCTTTTTAACATTTAAAACTTTTTCAACAGGCAAAACCACTTTGCCTTTTAAATCATCTATTTCTTTTTGTGTAAGTTCTGCAACTTCTTCAAATTCTTCTGCTGAATCACCCTCTAATAACTGTAAAACCTTTTCACTTTCACCACTTTCATCTACCTCTTCAGAATCTATTCCCTCTTCATCAACACCAATTACATCTTTTTCTGAAGCTAATATTTTACCAAGTTTAATTACCTTATTGCCTACTATTAATAAATGTTGATCTCCTCCAGGAACTTCAGATAAACCACGCTTTTTCCTTACTTCATTTAATGTCTTAACTCCAGAATGAAAATAAATTTTAGAAGTCTTAGCTTGAGTTTCATCTTCCTCAATCTCTTCTAATTCCCATTTAAAATAAACATCATTATATAATTCTGGTAAAATTTCAGTATTAATATAATAAGCAATTAATTTAGCAATAGGAATTATTAAACGGCTCTTACCTAAAAATCTTTGCTCCTTAGCTGTTGCCTTTGGAACATCCTGGGTAGAACCCATCTCGACTGGCATTAAGCCAAAATTTCTCCAGATAATCCTTTCAATAACTAGCATCAACTCCTCTAATTGCATATCTCTATTAGGTTGATGAAAAGGAATCCATTGAGCTTTACCATCAGTTCCATAAACTACTCTTATTTTAAATAGATTACCTTTATATTGTTTAAATTGTGCTTTCGCTCTTTCATAAGCATCTACACTTACTGGCCCAAGATCAAGAACCCCAGGTGGTATTTCATCTTCTGTAAAACTATCGCATATATGTTTAATAGATTGCATTAAAGCTGCAACCTCATCAATAATAGATTCTATAATAGGAAGGCCATAAAGATTATGAGTAACAGGATGTAAAATTATATCTACTATATCTTGTGATCTAAAATTAACATCATTCTCGGCCATATAATCGCCTTCTTGAACATAACCAAGAATAACCCCATGAATATCTGCCTTTGGTTTTATTGTAGCTACATCCCTCGCCCATAGCTCTACTAAATGACCTTTTAAATTTCTAACTTTTTCAATCTTACCAGTATCACAAACTAATAAATCATTTAACATCTTTGACATTAATTGTTGAAAATTCTCTTGATTAACATTAGGATTGTTTAATAACTCAGTAGCCTCAGTTACATGAGCATCATCTACATCTTTATTTTTCTTAACTATATTCCAATCTAAAGTAGAAACAGTTCTTACTATATTATCAACAGCAGGTCTAACGGCAGAAGATTGATGATATATATCTCTTAACCTTTCGTAACTAAGTAATTTACCTGTTCTTGAAATACTCTCATCTTCACTAAGTTTCATTAAACCAGTTTGTAAACCTTTAACTTCTCCTCTCAATCTTCTGTTCTGGCTATCAACAGCAGTAATCTGTTCAGATAATTTATCAATCTTACTTGATTGCTTTTTAACTAATTCTTTTGTTTCGTCTCTAAAAAATGGTATTTTCATTTTAGTCCCAATCATCTATCCCAGAAAAATTTAAATTATCAGAAGAAACTTCATCAGCTAACAAAATAGAATCAATAACATCATTATACTGACCTGGAAAAGAAGTAAATTCTTCAACCACATAATTCATAGATGATCTAATAAAAAACTTTTTATTCTCTATTGTAGGTTGTAATTTCATTGCTCTTGATTCTGGATCAAGATTATGAAATATAGATTTTACTGGAATATCTGTCCTATCAATAAAAAAATTAGCTAATACTTTTTGATAAGCATTACCTTCAATACCAACAATAGTTGGTTTAAACCTATCATTTTTTTCTTTTATTAATTTTATTTGCCTATCTAAACCTATAAATCCACGATAATAATCTAAGAGATACCTATTGCCATCCATATCCTTACCAATAGTAGAATGAGCAAAAGCACTCCCATCAGTTGATTCAGTAGCAGGATCAACTCCTTGGAATACTCTAAGAGATTCTTGAAATCTTATTTTCCTTCCATCCGGTAATGTTACTATCTTATCCATATCTTCATCGTTATAAAATCTAAACCATTTTTCCTTAAACATCTTTTCTTTAAGTGCAGCAACATCATTTAAATACTGTAAGTTAAATTTAATACTACCTTTTTCACGCTTTAAAGCTTTTAAAAATTGTAATGGAAACTTAGAAGGGAATAATGCTCTTTCTTTTTTACCTTCTTTTATAATTGCTTTTTCAACTACTATCTGATAATCTTTAAACCTACTTTTATTATGTTTAATTATATATCCATATAAATCAAATAAATGCCAACGAGTTCCTATTATTATTAATTGACCACCAGGCTCAAGAATATCAGGCAATGATAAAAAGAAATCAATTACCTTTTGCCTTTCTGTCGGTGTCCTACTATTACCAAAGCTAACAGGATCATCAAGAATAATTAAATCAGCATGCTCAGAAACAATTTCTTGTCCTATTCCAACAGCTTCAATAGTAGGTTCTTTTAACTCCGCCCTTCTCCTTGATATAATAATTGTATTCTCTGTCCATTTATCTGCTAACTCATCTAAGTTACCATAGCAAGCTCTAAATAAAAGATTACCTTTTATATGACCTTTTATTGCTCTTAAATAATTTTTTGCATTCTTTCCAATAGCATGAATTAATAAAACCCTCAAATCTCGATTCTTAATTATTCTCTGTAAAACATATCCAATAGTAATAAGTGTAGTTTTTAAATGACCTCTTGGGGCTAAAAATAAAATTCTTCTTTGATTAGGAACAATTTGCTTTGACCATTCCTTATGAGGCTGAACTGCTATCTGGTTATAACCAAGTATAAATTTTGTAAAGTAATATAAATCATTAAGCCCTCGCTTTGCAATATAAACAAACTTAGCAAGGGCTTGAAGTTTAATAATATATAAATATTCATTAGAATCAATGAATAGTTTCTTTACTCTTTTGTAAATCTTCTTCTGCAATTTCTCCCTCTAATCTTATTTTCTTGCCTCCAGGTATATTACCAGTTTTAATAAATTGTTTTAAAGCAGTTGGAGACATATTCTCAATCATTTGCATATAGGGCGGAATATCCTCTTTTCCTTCTATCTCACCAGAAGGAACGGTTGGAGTAAAAATCCCCTGTATCTTTGCTATTGAATCTTCTGCTTGTAAACAAATTTTTAAATCCTCTAATTCCCAGGCTTTATTAAATATCTTTAAACGCCTTTTAACCGCCCTTTCTTTTGCCTTATCTATATCATCATTTCCCTCAAGTGCTTGGCGTTGATATAAAATCTTTTTTGCATCTTTAATATAGTTTCTAATCTGCCTCGGTAATAACCGATAACGCTTACCAAAATAAACCTCTATCTCTTTAGCCCGCATCCCTTCTTGGATACAATCAGCAATTTCTTCAACTCTTAATTGATACTCAGTAGAATGTTTTTGTTTTTTACTCATCTATAACTTTTTCTGGCATTAGCTCATAACCACCAATACTAAATAAAAGAAACTGCCTCGCATTCAAATCCCCAGAACCAGATAATCTAACTCCGTATCCTATATTTACTAAGCAAGTTTTACCTTTCTGTAAAAACCCTAAATTAAGTGAAACTGATAAATCAACCCTATCTGCATTCACTCCTTCCAGATAAGAATAAACCCCTATATCAAAATCTAGAAGATTGGGCTTTTCTTTAGAGATATAATAAATGGTTCCCTTGACTCCAATACCTAAACCTGAATTTAAGACTATATCAAGCTCACCATCATTAATATCCTCATCCATCTTTAGGTTTCCTACCTTAATCAAACCAGCAGATAAGGCGCTATCAACACTAACATCCTTTGCTTCTCCCTTGCCAACGAATCCTAATAAAAGGATTACTACCAGCATTCCAATTAGTTTCTTCATTTTTTAACTCCTTTCTGTTAAATAATTAAAATTAAACTCTACCCAGAAAATTTTCTGAAGTAATTTAAAAATAGGTTTTATTATAAATCTCAAAATTGTTAATCTAAAAATAAATAATTTTAATCCCTTTATTTTTACTTCTACAGGAATAACGATATTTTTCTTAACTTTCTTTAAATCAATTTCTGCTTTCATTTATTCTCCTATTCCAAATACTGTTTTTATAAAAGACATTATCAATCCTCCGCCTCCTCCAAGACTCCCTGCCGTTAACCTATCTTTCAATTTATTATTTTTTAATTTTTCTAACTCTTTTTCTGCATTCTCTAATCTAACTTCTTGTTCTATATTATTCATCTGAATTTCTTGTAGTGTATCTTTCATCCCTTCTGTATCTGATTTAATATCAGCAAATTTACCATGCCCTTGTTTTAAATTAGTAATTACTTCTGCCTTAAACGAAGCCTGTTCTAATTTAACATCATTTAAACCAGTATTAACTTCTTTAATATCAGTTTTCAGTTCACCGAATGCCTCTTTATATTCTTTGTCCATTAGTTAACCCTTATTTATTATAAATTATAACTATACTTATATTCTAAATTAATTACAGTTTATTATAAGTTTTTATTATTTATAATCATATAATTAAAAAAATAGTAGTAGTAGGCAGTAAAATAAATAACTTGCTATTGAGTTCTAATTACTTCTATTGTCTTCCCTGCATCATTGCAGATATAGGCAACAGTATTAAAAAATACTGCAAACTCTTCACCGTTCTTATCTCTAAAAGTTAACCTAACAAACTCAAAAGGCTTTTTAGAGTAATCCCATTTACTTGGCAAAGCTTCTTCTCCTTCTACAGCTTCAGTGCTAAAAATATAGAAATCAGATTTTGAGCTTGCTTCATACTCTTCTTTTGAGCCCCACTCCTCATAGGTATAATGAATCCTTAACCCAACTTCAAATATCCACCATCCTTGTTTATCTTCAGTAGTCTGCACTTTAATAAACATCTGTCTTTCTCCTTTCTATCTACTACCTACTACTATTTTCTTTAACAAAGCCCAACAGGTTTTGGTCCATATCTAATTAAATCTTCTATTTGTTTTCTTTCTCCTAATAAATTAAAAATTCTCATTAGAATATAATTTTCTCCTGCACATAGTTTGGAGAGATTAGAAGTATTTGCTTTTAAAATACAAATAGTTTTTTCTAAATCATCAGACTCAAGATTATTATACTTGAAATTACAAATATAACCTTCTTCTTTTTCTTTTACCTTAATAGGTAAACCTGTTTCCATTTTCTTTAATTTCATTTTTTACTCCTTTCTGTTAAATAACTTCTTTCTATGCTTCTCCAAATATTAGTAGCATCATAAAACTTTCTTTGGGTTTTATCACATCTAAGACAATACCTAAAATCAGTGCAGAAAAAAGCAGGAGCAGGAATATAAATATATTTGAATTTATGAAGGTTAAATAAACAAAGTAACCATTTTATAAAATTCATCTTTACTCCTTTCAAAATGAGGAAATAAGATATTATATATGGTAATTAAAAGTTAATATAAAGGTAACTAAAATTAAAACTGAGGTTATTAGAGTATATATTTACTAGAAGTAAAACAAAGGTAATCTAAGTTATAATTGAGGTTAATAGACCATTTATATACTACCTACTACCTAAAAAAAATTTGTTTTAGTATTTCATTATTTAATCTTAATATCTATAACTTGATTAGTATCTAAAATTACCTTTCTACTTTTACCTTTTATATTCTCATCTATTAGTAAATATCTATTTCCAATCTGTATTATCTTTCCTGCTACGAAATCACTAATTGTCATAAATACTAACTTTGTTTTATATACATTCTCTTTACTACCAGTTAATCTAATAAGAAACAATTCAAGTTCATTATAATTTACTTTATCTTCTTCCCATTCTTTTTGTAGCTCTAAATGCTCTTTATTCATTTTCTTACTTAGTTCTTTCATTTCCCATCCTTGTTCCACCTTTATTGATTCTCTTTTTTCATTTCTATTCATTTACTTCTCCTTATCAATTCACATTCAGTTCTTTTAAACCTGTTTCTTATTAAAACACATTTCTGATTAAACCTTTTAAATAACTTTGGCTTTATTTTACAGTTATTATATTTATCTAAGTAGATACAATCTATTTTATTCATAATGAATTAAGGTATATGATAAGTATGCTTTATATATACTGTTACCTAAAACTTAACTTTTATAAGGTTTACTCTATTACCTATTTTAAAAATCTATTATCTCCTAAAATTAAAGCTACTCTTGCCTCTTTAGTTTTTAAACTTAATAATTCTTTTTCTATTTTCAATAACTCTTCTTTAAGCATTCTTTTCTTTTTACGCTTCAAATCCATTTTAAATCTTATCCAATATAATTTAAGCTCTAACATCTTTATCCTCTCTTTTATATATACTCTGTTACCCTAAACTAAACATCTATCATATTTAACTAATTACCAATAATTCTCTGTATAGTAAAACTTAACATTTGGGCTTATCTATTAACTACCTATATACTGTAGGATAAAACTAAACTTTTAAACCTTTCTAATAATTACTTTTTGCTTTAAACAATCTAATACTCTATCTTTATTTAAATGCTTTTTAATAACCTCATTTAAATCTTTTCTTAAAACTTCTATTTCAATCCCTCGTTCTTCTAACTCTTTTTCTAAAAATGAAAAGCTATTTCCTCCATAAATAAAAAGCTCTAATAATTTCTTAATAGAAAAAGTTTTATAATCCATAATAATTACTCCTTAGAATTAATCCCATTTCTAAAACCATCTCTTTTTCCTACTTCATATCCCTCTTTAAAACCTGACTGCCTTATTCTTTCTAAACATTTTTCACAGGGCTTAACCTCAATTAAATTCTCTCTTCTGATACTAATACTTGAGTTTAACTCTGTATTACAAGTATAACAAACTAATTCTATTTTAACCTCTGGCATTATTCAAAACCTCTTTTAATATTTCCATTTTCTTTATAACTTTTCATTTTAACATTTCTTCTTTTAAATGTAACTTTAATATTAACATGAATTAAAAGTCTTAAAAAATTATAAAACCATCTTCCCTTTATCCTTTCAATTGGCCATCCAAGTTTATCTCTAAATAACATAATTAAAAATCTCTTTTCTTTAAAAGCTTTTTATAAATATCTTCTAATCCTTCATTCTCTTCATTTCTTAAACCACCTATTTGTTCCATTATATAATTAGAATAAGAAATACAATCACATGGTATATATAAACCACTCTCTGAATCTATTCCTTTATATCCTTTGCCTTTACAAGTCTCACATTTAGGATTTGGCCTACATCTAACCTTAATCCATTTACCTGTCTTAATTGCTTCTTGTAATTCTTCTTCTGTTGCAAATTCTCTTATCTCACCTGTTTCAAGATTCATAATAATTACTCCTTATCTAATAATTCTTTTAACAATTTAATACTTTCATTTAAAACTCTTCTTGCTGAAATACTTAAAGGATCTTTATATAATCCTTCCAACTTGTTTAATCTTTCTTTTATTTTAGATTCCAAAGACCGCTCTTTTAAAGTATCAGTTCCATATACTAAAACATTTAAAGCCTTACCTAAATCAATAGTTTCATATAAAGAACTTTCTTCAATTTTAATGTTTCCATCTCCTATTCTACAATTACTTATCATAAATCTTTTATTTTCTTTATAATAACTTAATATTCTATTCATACTAGTATTAAAGATCTGTATTTTGTTTTCCTTTAAAGCATCATTTAAATTCATAATTCACTCCTTTCTGTTTTTATTTATTAAATCAAATATATTTAAAACATCATCAACTTCTTTTATTTTCTTTTGTAAGAATTTTATCCCTACAACATCTATATCATCATCTATTTCATTTCCTTCATTATATAATACATCCAAAGACTTTTGATAATCATTTTTCATCTTAATAAAAGTTTCTTTAACTGCTATATATTCCTTCGTAGTTTTAATAGCAGTTTCAATTGCTTCCTTATCAAACGAAGTTTTAAAACCTTCTACACACTGTAAACTACTTTCTAAACTTTTAATTGCTAATTCTCTATTCATATCCCCTCTTATTTACCCTCTCAGGCTTCCCAGGATAGCCTCAGAGCATATTAAATAATATAATTATAGGTTTCATTACCCCTTATATATAAGTAACTTTGATTTTTATTTTTAAACATTACAAAAACTTAAAAAATAAATTAAAAGAAATAACTTGTAATCTTAAAAGCAATCAATATTGAAATAATTATACAAATAATCACAATTATTAATAATAAAACTGCATAAAATACATCTATTAAGTAATTTTTAATTTTCTTTTTTAATTTCATAATAATCTTTGGGCAATGGCTGGTAATTTAAAACCATCCTATTCTTTTAAAAGCATAATTTATATTTCTAAAATTCCAACTCTCTGGACAGCATCTTGCCAAATTATTACAAAAAGAATGATATTTGCATATCTTACAACTTGATAAACCATATTTATTCATAGCACATCTTTTATTTGAACGAACTGCTTTAATTTCTTTAAATAAACTTAATAACCATTTTACTTGATACTTAGTATAGTTAAGTTTAATTAAATTATTTTTTATTGTTCTTAAATCCCAATTATAAGGACAAGTAGTCCCTAATCGTATTAAAATGCTTTCCTCATTTTGCCTTCTTAAAATATTTTTAAGTTCTCCGCTTGCTCTTAATCTATAATCACTCCTCAAATTATCAAATTTTCTTACAGCTTTTTGTAAATCTTTTAAAAACTCTAAAGTAACTTTTTTCTTTTCTGGATTAATAATCATTTCTTTCTCCTTTCTTGGTTAAAACCACATTCAATTATATCCAAATTTACTCTTCTCATTCCTTTTGTTTTATATGGATAATCCTTGCACATTTTAGGTTTAATAAAATGAATATCACAAATATATCTTCTATTAAATTTAGTTAAATGAATACATCTATATAGATAACTCCCTCTTTTTGTTTTAAATCCAATAAATCTTAACATTGGATATAATAGCCATATATCCTCTAAATGTATTATTTTTCCCTCTTTATTTTTTCTTTGCAACCTCCAATCTAAATAAAACTTCTTTAATTGATTAGGACTATAACCAAGTAGAATACTATTACAACATCTACCACATTTTAAACAATTATTAATCATTAAACATCCTCTATATTAAATTCTTTTCTTGGGATTTCTACCTTAGTATTTTCTTTTAGATCAAATAACTCAATAAGGTCATCTATTAAAACTATATTTTTGCTTAAAATAGTTTCCTTAATTTTTAATATAAGTTTTAATGTATTTAAAATAATTTCAAAAGCTTTTTCATCTACTGAATTTAGATTATCAATTAATTTATATTCAGCAAGATAATGTTTTAAATATTCAGTAGCCTCTTCTAAGCCCATATTATCTATATAATCTTGTTCACTATCCATTAAATTACCTTTACACATTAAATAACTCCTTTAAATCTTTTATAAAATCTTTTACTATAAAACATTTAGCAATAAAAATTAAATCAAATGGATCAGCATAGACTATTCTATTTATTAAATGATTTTTATTTATATATGTTAAAGCTTGATCATAAGTTAAGCTCATTTCTTCTTCATATGCTCTAAACCCAGGAGTGTTCCTTAAATAAATAAACATTTATAAATCTTGTGGTTTTATCATCATATCTAAATATTCAAATAAACTTATTTTTAATTCCTTAGTTTCTTTTGTTACCGTTTCACAACTAATAATTATATTAGGTTTATTAATATCTTGTTCTTTTAGAGGATGAATTGTATAATATTGAAAATCACCAGTAATTAAGTTTAAAAACCAATTAGGCTTAATATACTTTAATTTAACTTCACCTACTTTAATATAATTAAGAGCAAAGTTTATAGTAAACTCTCCAGTATTAACTTCTTTAGATTCAAAATTTACTTCAAAACTCATTAGCAGTCATTCCTTTCACTTTTAACCTTGCTAAACTAATATCTTTTATTATATTTGCTCTTCTTTCTCTTTGAACATCAAGAATTGGTTTTCTTAAAAAGAGTTGAACTTGCCTTTCTCTTATATCCTCAAAGTAATGCTTAATACAAAAACCCTTTTTAAGACTTCTATGAAAGATTATCTCTTTACAATTTTTAATTTTACAAGTTTTTAACATTTAAACATCCTTTTCTAAGCTATTTAAAAATTCTTGGATTTGATTTTTAAAAATAAAAAAATTAGAACTAATATCTATTCCCCATTCTTTATTTTCAAGTTTTACAATAGATATACCATTAAAATCTTTAATCTTTCTCTTTTGTTTCCAAATTTTTCTTGCTTCTTTCCAAACTTCTTTTCTTTTCATTTAATTTATTAAACTACCTGAAATAAGCTTTCACATTTATTAATTAAAGTTTTTAATCTCTTATTCTTTCTATCTATAACAGTTTTTTCTATTATTATATTATTCATATCTGATCCAGCATTAGAAAATAATTCATAGTTTCTTTTTATTAATCTTTTATTATCATATAACTTTTGTAATAATTTAGGTTGACCAGTTAATTTTTCCTTAGTTAGTTTCATTAAGAAGTTTTTTTTATTTAATTTTATTATCTCAGTAGCTCTTTTATTACCTATCCCCTCAACGCCAGGTATAAACGATCCTCCCTTACCTACTAATGATTGCAATAAAGCATAATTCTTTGGTTCTATATCAAAATCCCTTTTAAACTTTCTTTTAGTTATTAATTTTTTTCTTTTATAAATAGCATTACCATTAGTTAAACAAGAATAAAAATCATTATCAGTAGATACTATTAAATTGCTTCCTTCCTTAACTAAATTAAATATAATTTCATCTGCTTCTAAACCTTCTTTTTTAAGATAAGAAACTCCAATATATTTTAATAAACTAATAATAACTAATTTTTGATTTATAAATCTATTATAATCTTCTTTTTCCCTTTTCTTTCTACTTGATTTATAATCAGGGAATAAATTATATTTTAAATTGCTTCTACTATCATCAACAGCTATCCAGGTTTTAATACTTTTAAATTTTCTCTTTAAGTTTAAAATTTGTTTAAGAAAATTTAAAGTAGTTCCTATATATACAACTTTTCCATTAACAAATATAATTCTATGATATGTAACACTATGAATAGTTATAATAATATTGTTTAAATCTAAATAGCCTTTTTCAAAATTCATTGCCAAAAAATAGAAAAAGCAGAATTTTTAAAACGATTTATTCTTTCTGGTTTAAAGCCTGAACAGCAAAGAGTTCCAATTGGAGGAAAAGTATAAAATTCTGGACAATTTAATAATATTTTAGGATTTTTTTCACTATAGATAATTTTAGCTAATTTATAATAATAAAATTCTGCACGAGCAATTACATTAGGTTCTTTTTCAAAATAAGAAACTCCCTCAAGAATAAAAATCTTTGATCTGGTTAAAAATGAGTTTCCAAATCTAATAGCGTTTTCTAAATTATCAAAAATAAAAATTCCCATAGTTCCTATTGTTGACCATGTAATTTTTTCTATTTCATAATTTAAACAAAAATCATTATCAGCACCTAAATTAACAGATTTAAAAAATTTTACTTCTTCTGTGTCTACTATATGATTTTCAGTAACTACTTTATATCTCTTATTATTATTCATTTTAACCTCGCAAACTTTTCTATAATAGAACTTGCCTTATTACCTATAAAAAAAATTATAAAAAGCTTTCAAATTACTATTATTAAAAATATTTGAATCAGGAGGAATTTTTATTTCCTCTATTAATTCAGAAATATATTCTGAAAATTCTAAAATAGTTTTACTTAATTCATTAAATACTTCTAAAACACTATTTTGCCTATCAATAAGTAATCTTAAATTTTCATTAATATCATTTAAAGTTAAATTTATTGAATTAGTATTTGCTCTAATAGCTGACAAAATCTGTAAACTATTTATATCAAATCCCATAATCTACTCCTTATATCATTGTCTTAATTATTAAATTATAATAATTTCCTATTCTGTATCGCTTTCCTTCCTCTAATACTACTTTGGCAAAATCACGACAAATTCCAAATTCTAGTTTATGGCTTCTAGTTCTAAAATTAAAATGACATTTACCAGTATTTAATCCACAATATTGGTAAGCACCATTTTTATCTGGTTTTACAATGACTGAAACTATTCCATTTTTAGGAAACTTATAATATAAAGGATGCTTAGAAAGAAAATCCCCTTTTATTCTTTCTCCTTTATAAAATGTATAAAAATATTTAGTAGTAGATTCGTGTTTTCTTTTACTTTCTATAGTTTCGATTATAATTAACATTTCTACTCCCTATCTATAATAAATAAACGATTATCTGTTTTAAAATACCTATCTAATACAAGTTTAACCACTTTCCATCTAAGCCTTCCATTCCCACATCCAGGTTTTGGCAATATTACCTTTTTAAGTTCATATTTATCCATTATAACTTTTAACTCTTTACAACTTTTATCTATTAATTCTAAATCTGCATCTTCCCACCAGTTATGCTTAACAGGAAAAGAAATTAAAAGCTTTATTCCTTCTCTTAACTTTTTAAACTCACCTATGGTTATTCTAAAATGATGATCAAAATTGCCATTATCTTTATCTACAGAAGTTATTAATTGAACTTTATTTCCATTATGAATAACTAATTGTCCTAATGTATAAGAAATTAAAGGCCAAATCTGTTTTGCTTGTTTAGCTACACCTGCTCCCATAACAAGGGTTCTATCCTTTTTAATATAACCATTAGTAGTTATGCAAAGAGCATCACAATCTACTTTAAATATATTTCCTTTTATAAGTTTCATTCTAATTTTCCTTTATGCTTTAATTCCCTTAAACCCTGATTAATTTCTTTCTTTACTTTATTTTTAATTTTCTCTTTATAACCATTTAAATTTCCCTCCATTAAAGAAATCCTTTTTTCAAGTATTTCCATTCCTTCTTTTAAACTATTTAATGCTTCTGAAATTTTACTTCTAATACCAGCAATAGTCATATTAAATGAAGTTGATTGTGAACTAAGGTTAAAATCTATTTTTTTAAACTCTTCTCTTAAATTTATTACTTCTGCTCCCAATTCATCAACATCCATATCTAAGTGCATTTCATCACTTGAAGTTCCACAAAATTTATTATCAAATAAATTCTCTATTTCTTTTTTATAGTTTTTAAAAGCAATTAAAAATCTAATAACAAAAATAAAAAGAATAATACCAATAAAATTAAAAATAATAGTTAAATAAAATAGTAATTCAATCATAATCTATCTCCTTTTCTTAGCTCTCTGAATCCTCTTACCTATTGTTGAATATCTCAATCCCTGCTTTTTCATCTGCCTGACCTTTGTCCGCATCTTACCCCGTTTCATTATTCACCTTCAATCTTCTTGATGAAGGCTTTGAGTTGGTCGTCTGATAAATATTCCAAAACTCTTAAAAAACAATTCCCTATACCACTGGTGGGTGTATCCCCATCAAACCATAATTTACAGGTTTTGCATAAACCAGATTCTAAATGATTTTTGCAGATATTAATCACCTTCACATAATGCTCGAAGGTGATTTGCTTTCTCCATTTATCCCAATTAACTGCTGCTGCCATTCCCATTATCCCATCCCTCCTTTCTTCCTCAATCTCCTTTAATACCGACGCATCTTTATCAATATCCTTTCTAATCTTAATCAATCCTTCCACCGCTTCAACTATAATATTAAGAGCTTCATTTTTCTTGCCAAAAGGGTGACGAAACTTCCATTTAACATCTCTAATTGCCTCTTCCAGCTCCATCACTCCTCCCCTTTAGTTTATATTAGCGCTGAATAACCCATTTCTACGCTCACAAAGTATCCTCCATATACCCAACATCTATCTTCCTCTGACACTCATCGCATATCTTGTTCTCGTAGTTCCCTTTCTCACCACAGGTAATGCTATCGAGAACCTTCCCGCAATACTTACAATGCCTTTGTCGATATCCTCTCTTCATCGCCCCTTCTTAATTGAAGTCATTATTGCTTTTCATTTTTCTTCTCTTCTATCTTATCTATTTGTTCTTTAGTTAAACCAAGATAATGATCATAATTTTATTTTGATTAGATAAATGTTGTATCAATCTATTTTGAGCATCTATTAATTTCCAAGCAGCATCAATAGCTTCATCTTTTTCTATTATAATGCAATTATCAATTTTATTTTCATAATTTAATGATAATAAAAAATGAATTAAAACTATAATACAAAAAATTAAAATAATAAAATCTTTTATTACAGTTACTTTTTTCCAATTCATCTTAATCCTTCCGGTATTAAATCTAAATTATCTCTTATTACTTTTGGTAAATTCTCTAATTTAACTTTTTCTGTTTTATTAAAACAACTTGGAATTACTGGATGCAAATGCTTATCCCCGGGTTTCCAGTAAATCCATTTATCATTATACCAGCTATGATATATCTGGCCACTATCCTTTAAACTACCTATTTTCTTTAATACTTGTTGATCATTTAATACATAACTAAAATGATGCATCATAGGGATTCCTGGGAATAATAAAACTGGATTATATTCTACTTTTCTAATATCAATAAAAAATGTATCTTTAGTTGGTTTAAATAAAATAGTAGGAGTATATGGCTCTAATGGTTTTATTCTATAAAATATCTTTTTCCAGTAGGTATAAATATTAATCATAAAAGCAAAGTTATCATTATTATAATGCCTTTCTTTAAAATCTATTATTTTTTTAATAGCTCCATCTTCATAGACTTCATCTGAATCTATATATAAATACCAATAATCTTTATATTCTTTTAAAAATAAATCAAGTATTAACTGCATCTGGGTTCGCCAATCTAATACTTCTCTATTTATTTTAACTGATACTTTACTTCCTAATTCTCTATTCTCATTTAAAAACTTAAAAGAAAACATATCAAGTAATTCATTTGCTTTATGTTTGCCATTCCAAGAGTATTCATTCTGCCATATAAAAACTTTATCAACCTGGTTAATAATAGATTTTAAAGAAATCTCAAGCCAGGGCTTATAATCAAGGACTTTATATACTGCACATATTTTCATAATTTAATGCCACTTTTTATTTTATTATTTCTAAAACTTCATAAATAGAATTAATACCTGGAAAGTCAGGAATCACTCCTTTCCTTTCAAATTCTTTAACTTTAATTAAATCTCCAACATATTTATAAGTAGTTTCTGAAATTAAAATATTACTATAAAATATTTTATTTAATTTACAGAGTTTTGAAGCAAACCTTGGAACATTCCCTGCAATTATTATTCCTAAACTATTATCCATTAATCCATAAATTACTTTACCAGTAGCAATTCCAATTCTTAAATTTAATTCTTTACTAAGTTTAGAAACACTTTTTATCATCTCTATTGAGGAACGGATAGCATCAAAAGAATGAGTATAGGTTAGTGACGGAGCACCAAATACTATTAAAGCTCCATCTCCAATAAAATTAGTTACTATTCCTAAATTGTTATTTGCTATTTTTTTAGTTTCTAAATAAAAATCATTTAATAATCTAATAATACTTTTTGGAGAAGAATCCTCTGTTATCTTCGTAAAATCTTTAATATCAGAAATTAAGACTGTAGCCTCAATAGATTTACTATTATATATATTATTTTTTTCATTCATAATTTAATATCACTTTCTATTTCATTTCCCCAAGCAGACCATCCTTTTACTTTCTTTCTTGCAAATAATTCTATCCTTGGTAAATCTCCAAACAATTTTACTATTCTTTTGTGAACAGCAATAGGTTTAACAGAATGACCTCTTAATTTATTAAATAAAACTTGCTTAACTGATTTATCCTGTCTTTCTAATTTCCCTTTTATTCCTAATAAACAAAGCTCAGCTCCCGTTCTTGTATAGTGACCCATCCCTGTTACTGGCTTTTTATTTTTCTTATTTAGTTTAATCCAAATAAAAGCAATAGTTTTATAATTAAATCCCCAAGATTTAATTAATTCTAAGCCATTTAAAATCATTGGAGATTGAACCCAAAGAAATAAAGCACAATCTTTTTTAGTTATTTTATTAATTTTTAATTCTTTTAAATCTTTAAAATTCATCATATCATAATGACTTATAGCAGTTCGTTTCTCCTTCATTTCTCTTTTCCAAACTTTATATTTCCAAGGTGGATCTGCTAAAATTATATTATATTTTTTCATTATTTAAATTCCTTTAATAATAAACTACCTTTAAATTTATAATCAAAAATACCATCTTGTAATAACAAACTACTAAATTTATAATTAAAAATATTATCTTGCTCAGGCCAGAATTTAAAACCTTTAATCTCAAAATAGAAACCAGTAATAATTCCAAATCCTTTACCAATCATTTCTAAGAAATCATTAAGATCAGCAGCAGTAAAATTTTCTGGAAGATTAAATGGAAAATAATTATTCGTATTCATTTCTTTTAATTCTTTTTTAGTATTTTTAGAACAAACAATAATTCTTTCTTTCACTTCAATCATTTCTTTAAATTTAAAGGGTAATAAGAATCAAGCCTTTGAAGGAAGGTTTTTACATACTAATATGCGCTACCAAAATTAATTAATAAAAATGATCCTTATTACCCTTTTTATTAATTACTACATAACTGGAGCAATATCACTTGGCCCACCTGGAGGTTCTGGTTGAGACTTCTTATTTATTTTTATACCAGTTCCTAAAACTTTAATCTGTCCCTTATCAACCCAACGACCTTCAGCTTTTCCATCCTTATTTAGTTTTGGCTCAATATAAAACTGAATACATCCATTTAAATATTTAGTCTTTCCAGTAGTAATACCAGTCAATCCAGTTACTACATCTTGAACCTTCATCCCCAATTCAATTAGTTTAACCTTTTTCGTTTTAGCCATTTCTTTTCTCCTTTCTTAAAAAATTTATTATCCTTTTGTTATACCAACGAATCCTTTTATATCTTCTATTTTAGTAAAAAGCAAATTTAAAATTGTTATAAATGTATTTCTACTACTTTTATAAACCCCTTCACCTAACCAATAATCTTTTCCAGATCCATCTAAAAATCTTGCCGTAGGATATTCTTTTATTTCAATTTTAAATGTTGTTTTTGTATCACTATCTTCTCCATCAGATTTAGTAATACAAAACTCTTCAATAGTTTCTTCATCTTTAAAATCTATTCTTGAAAACATAATCCTTTCAATATCATCATCACTTAAATCTATTTCTCTATATTTTATCTGCTTTAAAGAAAGCATTTATTAAACTGGTATAAAAAGATCCAGCCCTACTTTTAAAATAACTTCTTAATAATTCTATTGCTTCTTGTCTTTCCATAATTAATTTTTAACTAACCTTATAAAAATTTTCTTCTTTCTTAAAAAACCACCACTTTCTTTATGCTCTGCCACATCATATCCTTGACTTACTAAATCATGTTTTAATTTTCCTATTTGTTTATCTAATTGCTTTTCATAAAATTTATTATCAAGTTTATTTTGATTATAAGCTTGCTCAAAAGTAACAGTTTCTTTCTTTGATCTATACTTTAATAAATCTTTTATAGCCTCTTTTAGAATACCTAAAAAGAAACCAATTATAATACTCCCTATACCTACTAAATAAAATTCCATAATACCACCTATCTTATGCTTTATTATACCTTAAATTATTTACCAGAGTAAGTCCAGTTAATATATAGCCTTAATATCTTTAGGTTACTATTAATTAAAAATTAAAACCTCTTAGAGCCTATTTATGGAGCTTATTATATATAATTAAATATAAATGTAATATAACTTATAATATAATAAAATTTAACTAAATAACAGAGATATTAAATTAATTAACTTAATACCTTTAAAATTTCACTAATACGATTTATATAAGTATGGTTAGCTTGAGCATATCTAAAACCTTGTTCTCTTATTTTATTTGCTTCTATTCTATTTTTATTATAATATTCTATTTTTCCTTTTACTTCTTCTGGTTCATGGAAATAAATCACATGCTGCCTATTCATAAATATTTCCGCACATCCTCTAAAATATTCTACTATCGCCAAGCCATTCATATTTAATATACAATATAATCTATTAGAAGAATAATAAGGCCAATCATTTACAGCAGAAACAGATAAAACATAATCAGAAGAATTATACATAGTCGGCATAGCATTATATATTCTTCTTTTCTTTTCCCATACTCCACCGTCAATAATCTTTACTTGATTATATTCATTTATTTTTCTTAAAACTTCATTTCTTCTTTTATTTAAAGAATTACCAATAAATAATAATCTATGTGATAAACCGGAATCAAATTTTAAATCTTCTTTTTTATATTTAACACAAGCCTGTTGAATAAAAAACATATTTTCTTTTTTTATTTTATACCTATCTTCATATAAATCAAATCGTTTATGAGATAAAAAGAAGTAATCTAATATACCAGTCAAATCCTTTTCTGGCATAAGTTTAAGATCAACATACCAAAAAGCTACCTTAGAATCTTTACCAATATAATCCCTTATCCTACTTGCTAATGGCTTATCAAAGCAATCAAGTAAACAAAATATAGTTAAGTCTGGATTAAAAGTTCTAATATTATCTAAAATAACTTGAGCCCCTTGAGTTCTAATATCACAGTATAAAGCAGGAATATCTAAAACATAACAAGCTTGCTCTATTCCTTGCCAGTGAGGGCATTCTTTTTCTAAATTAAAGGCACCAATCCAAGCTATTTTTGGTTTTCTATTCATTTTATTATAAAAAATATAAAGCAAACGGAATATCCATTACCTCTTTAGTATATCCACCCCATTCATGATGATAAAAATGTTCTCCGTCTTCATAAAAAGCTTCACCATGATCTGAAGTAATAATAACTTGAGAATCTAATTTAACTTCTTGTAATAATTTCCAGCACTGATTAAGAGTTTCATCTACTCGTCTATTATAAATTTGAAAAGCTTTTTCATTTTTTTCTTTCCAGCCTTTCTTTGGAATCCAATCTGTTGCATTATTTCTAAAACCTATTTCTTCCCACCAATTATGAATATAATAATCATGTATTAATACAAAAAAGTTTTGTTTAAGAGATTTATTATTTGATAATACTTTAGTAATTTCTGGTGAAAATAAAGGAAATATATGCTTATCATTAAAATAATCTAAACGAGGCCATTTAACCATCGAAGCATAACCTCCACCAGTAATCACAGACTTATAAGCAAAATCAGATTTCTCTATTAAATCCGCCCAAACTTCTAAGCAAGGTAAAGTATAATTACCAGCAGCGGTATATTTTAATAATATATCAGGAGTTCTAGTATTATGTTTTACAAAAACATCATACCTTAAGGCATCTAATAGAAAAATAATTAATCTATTAGTTTTTAAATTAATCTCTAAATCTTTAAACTTTAAATCAATCATTCTTTTATTACTCTTAATTCTACATAAATAGTTTCAGGAGTTATATTTTTAATTCCTAATAATTTAAAAGGTAAAGATCTATAAATATTATAATAGAACGGAAATTCAGGATCAAAATACTCAAAAGTTTTTCTATTAAAACTACAACAATGAGTAGGATCTTGAACAAAAGCATCAGTCCCACCTAAAGGAACTGATATTTTAACAATAGCTTTATCCTTACATACTCTATGTATTTCATTAAAAATATCTATAATTCTTTTAGGGCAAATATGTTCTAATATATGAGAAGCCTTTAATTCAATAACACAATTATCAGGTAAAGGCCAAGGAATGTCTTCAAGGTTACGTTTAACAAAATTAGGAAATTTAGAAGAACCATAAAATCCTTTATCTATTCCATACCAACCTTCTTGTAGTTTGTCACCACAACCAATATCTAATTTAATCCCTTTATTTATTTTCTCTTCTGTTAAAAAGAAACCCATTTTAATAAAACCTCCTATTCAACTCACAAGTTTCCCATTTAAAAGGTTCTTCTAAACTTAATCTTTTAGTCCATTTAAAATTAAATCTTTTTGAATCCTCTTGCATGTGTTTACTAGTAATTGGTTTTCTAAGTTCTATATTATGCTGTTCATGAACTATATTAACATCACTAGCTACAAGAACTCTTAACCCTGCTTCCCTAACTTTAAGAGCGTAATCCTTTTCACTTATGCCATAAAAATAATCTGCACTCCAGTAACCACATTTATTAATAGTTTCTCTAGGTAATAGAAAACAAGAACCATGAACTATTTCTAATTCTGTTCTATTATTCCAAACTGTGCTTTTCCAATTCTTAACCCCACTTGAATTTGCCACAACAACTCCTACCCCTGATATTAAATAAGATTTCATTTTATCTATCCAGTTATCAGGAACAAAAACATCAGGGTCACATTTAAAAACATATTTACCACTAGTTAATCTCATTGCTAAATTAACTCCTGCTCCTTCTCCTATATTTTTATTTAATAGAACTAATTCAATCCCTCCTAATTCCTTTTTATGTTTTAATAAAATTTCTCTTGTTTTATCTTCTGAATTATTATCAACTATTATTATTTCATAAGCCCAGCCGGCTACTATTATATCATTTAAAGTTCTTTTAATAGTCTTTTCATTATTCCAAGTGCAAATACAGATACTATTTTCTATTTCTTTATTCATTTTTACACACAGCCAAGATAGGAGTTTCTTTATTTGTTTTTAATTCACTAAAATCATAATTAAATAATTCTACTTTATTAAAAAAAACTTTTAAGATTTCTTCAAATTCTTCTAAAGTCCATTCCCTAACATGAGAAATATTGTTTGGAGTTTCTTTTCCAAGCTCAGAATTGTTTCTATTAGGAGAAGAAATATATAAAACCCCACCTTTATTTAAACGATTTTGAAGATTTAATAGAGCTTGATTATAATATTTTATATGTTCAATTACTTCAACACAAACTATCATTTCAAATTTAACATAAAAAGTATTTGGATCAAAATAAGCTATATCTTTTTGTATAAATTCAACACTTTCAATTGGGAAAATCTTTTTGGCAAATTCTATATTACTTTTTGATTTATCAAAACCCGTTACAAAACCTGCTTTTCTATATAATATTATAGACCCAACCCCGACACCACAACCAGCATCTAAAACAAATTTGTTATATGCTTTTTCCGCACATATCTTTTTTGCTATTAAACTATACATAGTTTCTTGCTTAGGTTCTAAAAGATAACCATATTTTCTCCATCTATAAAATAAACCCATAACCATATCATCTTCTTTTTCTGAGTTCTCTTTATATAAACCTTGTTTTAAAACTTCTTCGTAAAGCATTTTATTTTCCTATCTAAAAATTTAATAATTGGAATACAGATTGGTTCAAAAAGTTTTAAAACTTCATCTATTAATTCATTTAAAGCCTTTGATAATTCTTCCCAAGCATAATAATAAGTTCTTTTATATTCTTTTGTATTTCTAAATTCTTCTTTAGTCATTATCTATTCTCTGCCACTCCAGTTTTAACTATTTTATTTTCTATTTTAATTCCTTCTTTAGAAAGAAACTCAATAGCCTCATCAGTCCATACTCCTCTTTTGATAGCAGAAGTAAAGCAAGGAATTATATCTTCATAAACACCACGAAATAATTCACCTTTTCTATTATATGATAATTTAGTTCCTTTAACTTCAAAGTCCCAAATATCTTTTGTATTCTCCATATAATATTTTAAAGTTTCTCTTTTCCAAATAGCAGGTAAACAACAAACTCTATAAGGAGCATTAATAGATATTATTCCAATACGCATGCCATCTATAATCCCTTTTATTTCATAATCAGGCAATCTTCCAGTATGCAATCTTAAACAATCTAATTTATTATTTTTAAAAATTTCTAAAAGAGTTTTAATTTTATCTTGTTTTATATAATTATTTAAAATATAATCTTCTTGCATAAAAAGGATTTCATCGTTACCATCTATTATATTTAATGCAGTTGAAATTCTTTTTGTCTGAGTTAATCCATTAAGTGTAATTGAACGAATAATAATTTCTTCATTTCTATAATATTTTTTTTCTGAAATTAAATAAATAGGATAAGGGCAATCAGGCCAGAACTTTTCAAAGCATTTAAAAAATGGTTCCCAAGTTACACTATAATCATCACAACTTGCAACTAATATCTTCATTATCAATAACTCCTTTCATCCATTTTATTGTTCTTTTGATTCCCTCTTCTAGATTAACTTTAGGATTATGCTTTAAATCCCTAATAGCTTTATTACAAATAGGATATTTTTTATCAACAGAAGTATTATCAAATTTATCTATAAAAATTATATTTTCTTTATTAGTAGGAATTTGATAATAATAATTAATTTTTTCTCTAATTATTATAAAAACTTCTTCCATCGAATGACTTTCTAAACCAGATAAATTATAAACTTCTCCAGGTTTAAAATTATCAATTATATTTATAAGAGTATCAATACAATCATCTATATAAAGCGATTGTCTAATTTGATTTTTATGAACATAAATATTTTTCTCCTTTAAAGCTAAAAAAATAAATCTACAAATAGCACTCCTATAAAAATTAAAATATTCTCCTGGGCCATAAACATTAAAAAATCTAACCCTAATAGTTTTAGTTTGATATTGTTTAGCAGAATTTATTATTTGTAATTCATTAACCCATTTACTAATAGCATAATCATTTAATTGTTTTATAGGTTGGTCATCTAATAATTCCTCATATAATTTAAAATCCTCAGAATCAGAATAATTACCATATACTTCACTACTACTTGCAAATATCATTTTAAAATTAAGTCTTTCTTGTAATTTAATTATATTCTTAGTTCCTATTACATTAGTTTTCCAAAGAGTATCATAATAATCCTCTCCATTATGCCTTCCAAACTCTGCTGCTAAGTGGTAAACTAAATCAATACCATCTCTTTCATTAAATAAATCATATAATTGTTTAAAGGAACTTATATTACATCGTCTATAATAAGGATCATTATGATGTTTTAAATCACAGAAATAAACTATATGATTTAATTCTCTTAACCTTTTAACTAAATGTTTTCCAATAAATCCTAAACCACCTGTAACTAAAATTTTCATTATAAACCTCTTACGATACTAAACATTTCAAAAAGTCGATTTAGATAAGTGTGATTTCTTATAGCATATTGCCAACTATAATTTTTCAATCTTTCTTTAAGTTCTGGTATAAATTTTTCTTTATTAAATATCTGATTAAATTCATTTTCATCTTCAAATCTAACACAAGTTCCTAATGGAAATAATTCATTTATTCCAGGAAAATCTTGAATCAATAAAACTCCACCCATTCCTAATATATTAAAAGGTCTATTAGAGCAGTAACCTTCTAAAGTATTATTATGATTTAATGATAAACTAAAATTAGAAGAGGTATAAATACTTGGCATTCTTTCATATATTTTTATTCTCTCTTCTAAAGTATCACTGTTAATTACAGTTATAGATTTTATTTCATTTAACTTATCTAATAGCTCAGTTCTTTCTTTATGAAAATCTCTGTCTATCCTACCTATAAAAACTATATCTTGCTGCTCTTCTTTTTTAAATTTACTAAAAGGATTAAAATCATAATAGCAAGCTTGAGGTAAAAAATAACTGTGCTCTATTTTATATTCATCTTGATATTCTGTTAACTGTGTTTTATTAGATAAAAAGAATGCAGTTAAATACTGGCCAAAAGAATAGTTAAGTTTTATCTTAATAGAATCACAATACCAAAAAATAACTTTAGAATGTTTAGAACAAAACTCAGCAAGACTTTGATTTTCTACACAGTCAGATAAGCAAAATACTATATAATCAAACTTACCTATTATAACCTTATCCATTATTTCCTGAATAGTATCACTTCTTATATCTAAGAAAGAAACTTTTTTACCAAACAAAGATTTTCCTGCTTGCATTATCCCTTTCCAATGAGGACAATATGGCTCAACAAAAAAAGCACCCAAAAATAAAACTTTCATGTTCTTATCCTCATATATGAAGTAGTTTGTTTCCAAATCCAAAATCTTAAACTATTCATTTTTTGCTCTTGTTCTTGAGTTAAAGTATCTAATTTAATTTCTTTTAAAAAATTTTTATTTTTCTTCTTTAATTTATTAGACATTACTTTAGTCATTAGATAGCGATATATTTGAACATAATCATAAGAAATAGGATTAGCTAAGCTTGCAGTTGATAAATAAAGCATAACTTCTATATCTGTTGCTGTTGTTTTATTCTGCATCAAACTAATTAATCTATCTAAAGGCAAACGATCTCTAATCCAATCAGGAACCATACCAGATTGATCCCATCCTTTAAATAAAACTATCGGGCCAGTTAAAGCATGAACCATTAAATTAACTATCTTATCTGCCTTGGTTTTTCTTTTAACTTTTTCATTTATAAAGAAATTTAAATATAATTGTTTACTTTCCATTTAAACTTCCTATCTTAGCTAATCCTTCACAAAGGTCATTTACTATATTTTCTTCTTGAATATTTTGTATTAAAAAATTCTCTGTTGCCATTTTAATTTTTAAAAAATCAGTAACTATATTGCAAACCTTAGTTTCTTGAACTAATTTAGCTTTCTTATTTAATATACAAGTTTTACAAAN